TTATTTATAGAATAGCCTATCCGCCGTAACATTACGCAGGCAGCAGCTTCCCGTCGCAACCTCGGAACATGCAACCAGCAAACCTCGTGGGGCTTGCTCACTCGGCTCTAGGACTATAAAAAACACTTAGTCTAAAAAAGTGGGCCTAACAGTCTAAACTTTTGTATTAGTACCATGCATAATCGACGTGTTTACTTGACGGAGGACTAATCTCGTTTTCTTTCAGTAACTTCAATCTGTATTCTTCTCCGTCTGGGCTTTCAGAATATTTGTAGTAAATTGCTTCGTACATAACAAGTAAACCATTCCAGCCTCGTAGTTTCCAGGGGAACCAGCTGCGGTAGTAAAGTTTCCAGCCCCAAGGCAGAAACCATTTATGGCCGCCAAACGCTGTGTCTTTTTGTCCATGTAACCTGCTGTAGAGTCGAAGAAGGTGACCGAGGGTTTGCCAGGCGGGTTTGAATCGTTTACGTTTTATGTCACGGGCTATGATAAAGGGGATACATGTTAACTCATTCAGGATGATTTTCAGGTTTCCTGTGGGAGAGAGAACGTGGATTATGCCCCTTAATTTGCAAACGAAAGCAAACTCGTTTAATGCATCATAGGGGTGCACTGAGAGATGTTCCATAACGTTTGAAGCGTAGATGTAACTGAATGTTCCAGCTTGAAACGGCAGGCAGCTGGCGTCTGCAATCACGTATGCAGTATTGCGTTTGTGATCGAAGGCTGCCCGGCGGATGTCGACGTTAACATCTGAGAACCGTGTGCCTGCGGATCCAACGTTGAGAGTTACCAATATTTCTTCTCCAACAACATATCGATTATTATGTTACGGGCTTTCCAGTTTAAGTGCACGTCATCCAGGAGGTACTCGGATGCAATAAGGCCATCTGGACCCGCTGTTCTGGACAAGATGTCTATGTAGGGAAAGTTTTTTGCTTTACAATACGCTTTCATTTTCTCGTTAAATTCCCGGAAGATCTCAGCCATAACTACAGGTGTAGGATAATCTGGGTAGCCATATCCATTGTCTTGGTAACCAGCAGGCGGAATCCCCAGAACAATAAAGCCAACTTTTTTGGCGGCTAGATCCTCAAGCAGCAACCCGTATCTCTTAACGGTCTCATCAACCAATTCGGATATTGGTCTGTTCTGTTTCTTGCTTTGATAGTAGATATGTATACGGCAGTCGACTTCTCCAAACACCAGGATAACATTTTGTCCGTCAGTGCACTGGAGAAATGCATAGAAGATATTCCTGGAGTCAGTGGTGCTTCGTTCTGCAACTAGGTTGTAGGCGGTAGGCGCCTTCATCTGAAACACATAGAAGCCAGATGTATTGTTGAAGATCCTGGCGTGGCTATCGCCTATAACGAAGAAATGCATCCCTTTTTGTTTTTGGTACATTTCTAATTCACCTTTACTCAACGGCTTTATCAATGCTTCTTCGCAGATCTTTTCAGCTTCTGCAGGTGTAGCTGCTGAGAAAGCAGCATAAAGGGCTGCCACGTGGCTTTCAGTTAGAAAAATCTCCGTTGCTTCACCGCAGCGGTTGCAAGTGGTGGTAACGCGTACTGCTTTTTCTTTCGGTTCAACAGCCATAATTATCCTCTCCGGTAGCTACCATGTATACCTTGAAACCCCATATATGCACGTTTGTCAAAACGATGAGACACAAACTTATGCTTAAGACTAATCGTAAGCTTAACTTTAGGCGTAAACTTAAGTTTGCCTTTCACTCTACCATGGATACTTTTCTCTGTTGGAAACAGATCTACGCGGCCAAGAGTGTCAACCCAGAACAGAGGAAAAAGATGATGCCCTTCCGCCGGGACAGAGTAGTTGAAATAAAATGATATATCGGTAGCAGCTGAGATCCAATAGTGTGATAAGGGACTACTCGTGGCCGCGCTTGTGGTTGACTGCATGTTCTCTCACTTTAGCGGCTTCTATTAGATTAATTTTCAGGACATCCCCAGTTGTTAAGTTGTACCTATTGATTACTGTGGGATCTATGGTAACGTAGTAGATGCCGCCTGAGTGCTTTACTTTCTTCAAAACAATAAGTCCGATCCGTTCTACAGAGTTAATTATCTCCGTTTCCGAATTATTTTGACCATGAGACAAGGGTTATCGCCAGATTGCTTATTGCGTCTTTTATATATAAAACAATCCATATCGCAGGTATCTATACATGGATAAAACATCCAACCTATACATTAACATGCACATAAGCAGGGCTAATTAGTAGAGACCAGTGGCATCGTGAATGCATGGGAAAATCAGGCTATTGGCCCAAGAATTTCCTTACGACGTTCTTGTAGACGTTTCTTTTGGTTTTTCATCCAGGTACCTGTTTTTTCTTTTTGAAACGAATAATTATGTCGACAAATTGTTCGGTCTCTGTAACTGTAGAGATCACGTATGGATCGTGGGCTTTAACAAAAAATAGTTGATTCTGCCGAAGTTTCTCCGGGAGAAGACAATAGAGGCTGTTGTTTGTTTTGTAAACGGATCCTGGAAGATCCGGGTGAGTTTCGTTCATAGTGATCTAAAAAGGTATCAGCTAACGTAATATATATATTTTCAGTTCAATAAGAAAATAGGGGTTTAAGTGGTTATAGTCACAGACATAGGTCCACTTAAGATCGAGTTCAACCCAACAACACACGCGCTGGATTGACCGCCCGTCTTGTTCTTCGCCCATAAGCGTACTCGGTCGTAGACTCCGGTGAAAACAACTGCAACTGAAGTTCCTTTAGTAACGTTGATGTCTGTTTGCGCTACACCTGCAGTATTCGAGATCGGTGACCAGGCGTCGACGTCAGCGTTATATCCTTCAATTTTATATGTGATGTCGTTTTGGGCAGCTGCTAAAATCGTGATCGTATGCAACGCGTATCCAGGAACATCTTCATCGAAGACTTCAGTGTAGGCGTTAAGTGTTTTGATAGAGTTCGATAGGCTTTTCTCTGTTACCCAGTTGTTGATGCGGGCCACTTTGTACTTGAAGTTAGATGCAACATACAAGCTTGAAGACATATCATTTGAAACAGATTCTCGGACGTCAAAGCTTGATTGCAGATTTTTGGTGCTGACTTTACGAACTTGGAAACTGGAACTAAGATTTTTACTGGTTGACTTTCTGCAAGTAAAACTACTGGTTAATTCTTTGCTACCTTCTTTTTCAATTGAAAAATCTGAAGATAGATCATACGAATCGTCTGATAGGCTCATACGGTTACTTCTCCTGTCTTAACTTTTATGCTTTATTACTTAGCGAAACAAAAAAAAGAAAATGGGGGTAGTGGTTATTTTTGAAGGAACACTATTTTGGTGGTTCAACCCACATTGGTTTGCCATCCACTACCTGGAAAGGTGTATCTGGCATTGGGTTAACTGACCGGTTGCCGAACGCAAGATGCTGTGATCCTAAAGGATCCATTACGGGTTGCTTTGCTGGTTCAAGCTGTGCTTCACCGAAGGCATGGTTGCGATCGCCTTTTGGCATCGGTTTCATGCCTGTGGTTTTGCCTGGGTTGCCAAAGAACAGACGCGTTGACTCTGGCATTTTATTCGCCTACCGCCATGAACGGAAAGATTATCGCTGAGACGTTAGTGAGGTTTGCGATTTCAGATCCAATTCCTGTGTACATCAGTATCTTCTTTGTTGAGTGGTTGAATACAGCGTAGTATGTGCCTGTTGTGTCTAATTGAACGACCACACGGTAGTTTCCAAGTGGAAACTTGCCTGGGCTAGTGAGTTTTGTAAGATCACATTTCACTCCGCCAGTTTTGTACATGTGCCCTTTGACTGTTCCGTAGATTACGGTTTGTGCGCGACCGTTTATTCTATCGGATAGTTCACATGGAAAAGCTTGGTCGTCAATGGCTAACGTTGCTTGTCGTAGAACAATGAAGGCTTCAGAAAGATTAGTGCTGTCGGCGATTGCTGGCATTTTGGTTATTCCCCTATGGCTATGAAGCTAAAGATTCCGTTGGTTGATTGGTCACTTGCGCCTGCTTCTGTTCCAAGCGATGTGAATACTAGTAGTTTCTTGTTGTCTGCATCGTAGAGTCCAAGTCTATTTCCAGTGTTGCTGACCGGGTTTAAAATAACCCGATATTTGCCAGCTGGGAAATAGCTACTTAGGTCACATGAATCTCCACCGCTGTCTGCTGCATGGCTACTTGACGCCGTTAAGGTTCCACGTATGACCCGTTGACCACGTTGTTGCACTCGACCGCCGGACTCTTCTCCTGCGAAGGCCGTGTTGTCAAGTGATACCGTACAGTTACCCAAAGGTGATTACTCCTTTAGGTCTCTGATCTTGCATTGTACGTTGAAACGGGTGCAGATCTCGTCGGCCATAGTTCTGTATAGACCCTTGTCGCCTAACGCGTTCACTGCGAATGGGTTGCCTGTGCTGATACCTGCTTCGAAGTATTGTGTTGGCTTTGCAATCTTCATGAGTAGGTAGTCTGTGTCTTCAAGATAGAATCTGCTTAAGCCTACTGGAGTTCCACTTGGTTGGTCTGCGAGTGCGTCCTTGGTTGGAATCATTGGGACACCGTTGTAGGTTGCAACTATGAAGCCTGCTGCCATGCCTTCTACGCCTTTGACTCCGCCGTATGTTGGTACAACTGTCTTGTATTCAACAAAGCGTTGCTGGGCCTGTAGAAGTCTCTGGACTGCTTTCAATCCGTCGAAACCTGTTTGGATTACTTTTGGTGTTCCGCCTGCTTGCCAAACGTCTTTGAATGCGCCATCCATGATGTCTAAGGTTAAGCTTCTGAGTGTTGGGTTGCTTCCACTGTACTCGATGATTGCGTCTGCCCAAGAATAGTTTGAAGCATCTGATCGGTTGACTGTTGATCCGTTAACGTAAACGTCGTTGCTTGCTGCATGAGGTGACAGTGATCCATCTGCGCCTTTGAGTGTGCCATCAGATTCAACTTTTGCGCTAAAGATGCGGTCTAAGCTTTGTACGTCGTAACCTTCCTGGGTTGCGCCAACAGCTACTCCTTCAGCGTTCAACATACGGTTGATGTGTTCTGCATGATGAAGACCCATGATCTCTCTCATTTGTCTCATGTAGTCTCCAAGAGAATCATCAATCGTGCCGAGGAATTGGGCTGCTTCTGACGCGTTGAAGCTGTGACCAACAGTTTTTGGTTTGCTGTAGAGTTGCATCCATGTGGGCTTTAGAGTATCTGGAATTCCACTGTTGTCTACTAGTCCGCCTGGTACAACTGTGTATCCGCCTGAGATACCATACGTGGTGAATGCTGGTTTCTTTGTCAGTACACGGAAACCACTGTGATCCCATACTGCTTTAGGCTGCATTGCAAAAGTGTTGGCTTCAAGGTTCAATTGACTCCAAATCTTAGCGCCGTAAATCGGGTTGTAAATTCCGGTTGTCGTGGTTAAAATTGGTGCATCTGCTTTCATTATGTTGTCGGCTAAGCCGAGTCCGTAGTAGTAACGTTCCATGTCTTCCATGGTTCTAATTTGGAAAATACTTTGTCCTGACATTTTAACTCGCTCCTGAGTTCATTATTTGGTTTCTACGATCGTTGAGGTTGTGTACTTGACCGAATGGAGTCTTGTACATTTCTTGCAGAGTTCTTGGACCTGTTACGGTTGGTGCTGGTGCCCCGATTTCTTCTGGGCCTGCGCCTGGTGTGGATGCTGATTTCCTGATGGTTGATGCTTGGTGCTTGAGATTCTCAGCAACTTCAGCTGCTGTTGGTAGATGCGCTGATTTCTGGATTGTTAGTGAGTCCTGGACCAGTTTCGTTAGGTTTTCAACTGCTTTCTCAAGTTTCTCCATTTTGAGATCCGACTTCGAGATGTGGGCTTTCTCAGCCATCTTCTGAACCATCTTGGACATTTCAGCGGGAAGTAGTCCTTTAGCGTCAAGGTCTAGTAAACTTTTGAGTGCAGCTTCATCCATGACTTCTTTGCTGGCTGCTTCTTTCGCGGCTGCTTCTTTAGCTGCGGCTTCCTTGGCTGCGGCTTCAGCATCTTTCTCTGGTGCTTCTGCAGCTGCTGGTGGAAACGCGGCTTCTTTTTGTGGGGCTACTGGTGCGGCTGCGGCTGGTGGAAATGCAGCTTCCTTCTCTGGTGCGGGTGGGCAAGCGGCTTCTTTTTCTGGCGGGTCATCAGTTATGGCTGCTGGATCCATACCTGCTTTTTTCAGTAATTCTTCCATTTTGGCTACGCGGGTTTTTCGTGAGGCGATTGCTGGTCCTGTGGTGCTGGTTCCAACTTTGTTGCCTTCGCTGGGGCCAGTACCTGTTCCAACAATTTCTTGTGTTCCTATTGTTTTAGCTATATTTGACAAATTCTCGTCCTCTGTTGATCTCTCTCGGCTATCTATGTTTTTAAGCGTTCTGTCAACGTTACTCTCTAGCGTAACTGTTGACTGTTCGGTTGAGGCTTTTTCTTGTTCTTCAGCTACTTCATGACCAAATTTTTTCATGGCAGCCTTAGCTTTTCCTTTCATTTCAGACCACTCGGCTTCTGAGTATCCGCCTGCTTCGCGGTTCTTGTCAACGTGAAGATAGTTCCAGGCAGCTTGCACGTGTTCCTCATCGAGAGGATACTTGAAGTTCGCTGGATCTGCAAACTGGTCATCTGGGATATGCACGTATTCTTTCGGCTTAGACTTGTGGCCTTCTGGCTTCTGTTCGATCAATGCGATGGCGCCGTCGACTCCTGCTGCAGCAGGCACTGGATCTGCTTTAGCTACAGGAATTAACGCCAGGTGAAACAGCGGTGTTGCATCCGGGTAAGCTGAAGCGTCTGTGCCAAAGACGTAGCCTAGATCTGGCCAGCATTCTGCAGGTATAGCTTTGCTGAATTGTGTTTGGATCTGTCGACGCAGCGGATTCTCTGCATCCATCTTCACAATCAAGTCTACTGAGTGGCTATCTCCTTTCGCTATGATGTCTGCCTGGCACACAAAGTTCTCCCGGAGAATGAATGTTTTATTCAGGATGTTTGGCATGATGCTGAGTTCTTTGAGGATCTGTTCGCCTTTGGAAAGTTCTGCGCTTTTCGCTATGAATGTGGCTTCATCTATGAGTCCCATGTCTTTGTAGCTTTTGAGAACCTCAAATCCTGACAGCGTGTTCTTGCCACGTTTGCAGATGGTAACTTCGTAGAGTTCAATGTCGTCAATCTGCCAGAACGGCCCCATGGATCCTTTCGCTACTGGACGTCGTTTGAGGCATCTTCCGCCTATGCTGAAAGCATTCAGTTCGCCCTTGCAAGCCATATCCCAAACGCGATTTGCAATCTCTAAGTCATCTCGTAATTCGCAGAGAACGTAGAGTCCGCGATCATCCACATGGGTGTAGTGGTCTTTGCCCTGGCTGTCTTTGATGTGTTCACCCAGGAGAATTTTACCAAGAGTTATGTTGCTATGTTCGAGGTTTACATTGGCGTATTTTTCTCCTGCAGCAACCATTTTTGTGAGGGCATTCTGCAGGGCTGGAAGCGTGATAAGTTCGTTTTGTTTATCGATTACTTCCACACTGGCGTATCCGCCGATTAAGCGGCGTTTGCCGTCTTTGAATATGTTGTCAGAAGTGAACCGTGCATCTATTCTAATGTAAGATGGATACGGTTTTTCGACAAGTTCTTTCAACAGATAATTTGTAATTGGGTGTTCAAGCACCATTTTCGCCGTTGGATCTCCGGCAAAAGCGCTTTTCTCCAGGTCAGAAAGTAAGGTAGTTACGTCTGTTCGCATCTTAATCAACAGAGACCGTTCGGTTAACTATGTTTTTAAGCGTTCTGTTGAACAGAAAACGTAAATACTTATACCTCTAACGTAGATGCATGACAGCCAAAGATAGTTTTCCTTTGAAACTTGGGTTAAATCCTTCACGTATTGATGTACGGAACCTACAGTTTGCAGAAATGCTTTCTCCAACTGTGCCATTGCCGCCGATCCCAGAATCTTTTGACATAGACCAAATTTCTTTCAAGGAAAACATGTTTGGCAACGACATGTGGGGCGACTGTGTAATGGCTTGGCGTGCCAACCAAACCCTGCGGTTTGAGTATTGTTCTCAGAAAAAACAAATCCCGATCACAACAAACGAGGTTCTCAACGAATATTGGATTGAACAGGGATACAAACCATCAAGCTGTTTTCTCAAGAACGCTGTCTCTCCAAAGCCAGACGGCGGCTTAAGCATGCTGGATTCTCTCACAGCCTGGAGAAAAAATGGTTGGCAGGCAGCTGGAAAACATTACGACATTTACGCTTTCCTACAGCTTCCAGTTGCAAACGATTGGTGGGGGCAGGCACCTACAAATCCAACTCTTGCTGCAGAAATGGCCAAAGCCGACATGCTTCTAGGACAAGCAATGTATTTGCTGAATGGTGCTGGTATTGCAGTCAATATGACTAACACCACTATGAAACAGTTTAAAGCAAATAAAAACTGGGATCTCACAGATCCAATAGACCGAACAATAATAGGCGGGCACGCGATCTACTTTACTGGCAAAAATACAACTGGTCCAGTTGCGATCAGCTGGGGCAAAAAAGTTCAGTTAACCTGGGCATGGTGGCACGTTTACTCCAGTGAAGCATTCTGCATAGTCGACAACAAAGACAACTTCTTACCAAGTGATCCAATCAATATACCACTTCTGGAAAGCTACATGAACGCAATCGGGGCACAATAATGAACTGGTTAGCTTTGATCGTTTTAATCATAGGTGTCTGCGTTATAGCTGACGGCCTTGGAAGCGCCTGGGTAAAAGATGGACAATACCACAACGTATGGTTTGATTCAGAAAGATATTTGCGGGCATTTGCCGGCGCCGTTTTATTTGTGATCGCCGTAATATGGATGCTTAATCTACACCTGTAGTTTTGGAACAGAAGGCAATGCTTGACCGCGCAATCCGTTAAGTGTAAAACGTACACTTTTGTTCCAGCGATACTCCATAACTACGCTTATGCTAATCTTCTGAACTTTGTTGCCGCCGCACACTGGGCATTTGTTTCCTCTTTGTGCACGGTGAAAAAGATAGTTACTTGCGTGTCCACGATCAGCCTGGTCTTCACAGTCTAGACACTTGTAGATGCTTTGCTTATCCCGCATTCTACGATCTACATATTCCGGTGTTTCTTCGCCCATGCTGGACTCTCCATTTTTCTTTTACCGACAACGTACATTGGCCAACCAATCAACCAAATTGCTGCAATTTCTACAATTGTAAATATCATTAACCAAAGTGGTGCACGCCTCATTTTTTCTTCGCCTCAATCTGTTCTTTTGATAACGCGATCTCTTGGCAATGGCGATGAACCAAATGGTAAAACCGTTTGAAGACACTCATCCCTGGAGTCCTCCTGGAAGAACAAAGCCGTCTCCTGCACCTAAAACGTCGCCTGTGTACCCAGCTTGCAACGCCAAATTTGCAAGTAAAGTTGGCAGGTTCTCCTGGGAGATCTTGTCGTTCTGCACACTGAAGTGCGTAACAACTACTCGTGGAACCTTCATGCGCTGCGCCTGCTTAAGAGAAGTAAGCACGCTTTGATGTCCACTGTGAAGTTGTGGGCCGTCAACGATTGTTACTCCTGCTGCAGGTGTAGGTTCTTCATCCTTCATCATGACGTTGCCATCAATGATCCAGGTGCCTATGTTTTTCAAGTAATCATCTGGAAGAGAAGAAAAGTCTGGGCTGTAGAGAACGTCTTCCTGGAAGCTGATAGCGTATGTTTTGAATTCCTCGTGATGTTCAACTGGCAGCCAAACAACATGGCAAACTCCGATCGCTATTGGATTCTGTGTATCAACTAGAATGATTTCGCGGTCTTTGATTTTATCAGCGATCTCAGGCAGATGCATCAGTAGATCCCGCCAGGTTTCACGATGCATGTAGATGGGCACTGCAGGATCCAGCAGGGGCAACGCCGCTGTATGATCTGGGTGACCATGGGTGATTACTGCAGCTTCAAGTTTCGTCATGATTTTGTCGACGACAATTTGGCTGCCTAAGTCAACAAGAATATCTGTTCCAGATTCCTGGAAGATTATGCTGCTGTTATGACGGTTCTCTGTCTCGTGGCTGCCAGCTGTTCCAAGAAATCTTATGTTCCAATCATCCTGCTTACGCATTGGATTCACAGGCGGTCTATCTGAAGGAAGAACATTACCGGTCTTTGGGTCTTTGCGGTGGCCTGGCCAGAAGAACCCTTCCTTCTCAGCTGGCTTCTTTTCTGGTGCATAACCATACTGCAAAGGGCTAGGTTCTTTCATGTTTTGTTCCAGCGAAGGCGGCAACAGTTCGCCTCCGCCCATATTGTTTACGCCGATGATTCCTCCTGGCGCTAAACTGTAGCCTCCGGACTTCATGATCTCGGACTTATGCAGCGGTAGCCCTCGGCTATCAAGTTCACGCACGATCGCGTCATGCAGTTCCTTGATTGTTGCACGGTCAAAACGAAACGGCTGCCCCTGTTTTGTAGCGTTCCACCATTGATGAACCGTTATATGGTCTTCCATAAGAGTAAGACTTGACAACTTATGCGGATCATAGTTGTCGACGTTGGCCATGTGTTCTAGACTTGCAGGTGCAGATTCAGGACTATAGACGTTTGTCATAACGCCTTCAGATGTTCGCCCTGGAAAAAAATTGCCGGGAAAATCCGCTGCGTCAGAAGAATATTTTTTGATAAAGCTTTTCTGGAATGCTATATCCTGCAGCACAGTTGGTTCAAACGTAGATGTGTCAGCTAAGATTATGTCTGCAGGTATCTTTCCAACGATGAAAGCAGCATGTGGAATCTCGTTCTTGTGGATCCAGTTGACTGTCATCTCATAATAGCGGCTGTCTCGATCAGTAAACAAGATAAGTGTACCTGCCTTGCTGATTTCATGGAGAGTTTCTCGGACTCCAGGTGCAACTTCAGCTTTTAAGTAGGACTCTGGCAGTGAAAGAGACGTGTCTCTCTTAGCTACAGCTGTATCTATGTTGACTGCTATGGTTAATTCAGATGAGTTGTTAACCCATTTAGGCGTTGGAAAGAAAACTTTGACGCCTCTTGGGTACTCATACTCCAAAGGTACATCAAATTTACATAGAATCTGAAAGGCGTAGGCGTAAAGCACTGTGTTTTCTGGCCAGAACTTCTTTCTTTCATCCATTGTTAGGCAATGTTTACCTATGCTTTTCTGGAAGTCATTGTCAGTTATGGTGTGCACATCAGTTAATTTGATTACACCATAGATGTAGTTGACGTCTCCGTAGTATAATGCCTTGTTTAGCATGCCAGTATAGCTTCTACCCTTAACTATGAGGGTTTTTTCACCCTTCCAGATGCGTTCTGCAGCAGGCGCAGGCAGATAAAGACTCTTCGCAGCGATCTGTTCAGCACTATTTCGCAGTCCCTGGACCGTTACAGCGTTCACTGGAATGCCATCTAAGTCGTCTTTTACCTCATGTAACATGCCTCTATGGCCTATTTCGGATACCAAAAGGCTGTGGTAATCCACTAAATCCACTATACTCCAGTCTGAAACCGCCTCCGGAGTCTCCCTTTTACGCATAAAAAGGGCATGTGCCAGTGCATGATCGAACACAAGTTGCTTATCATCCAATCTTCCTGGCACGGAAGACTGAGTAGAGGCGGTCAAAAGACTATGCCCTCCGGCTTAAGTCCTCTTTTTCCGTAGAATCCAGTGGGTTGATCCATTTGTTTGTGTGCATTAAGCCGTATACCCTGGATACATCTGACTTGTATGCTTCTCCCTGGTCTCCAGCTGGCTTCGGCGCATACGCACCTGTTCTTTCCCGCAGCATTCCTGTAGCTTCAGACTCAATCGGCATGCCTTCTGCTTTACTGGGCGGCCCAAAACCCTTCGGGCTGGTTGCTTGAGGGGCACGTCCCATGCCAGAAACCTCAATATCCCCATGATCGTTGAGGCGCACGTCGAATCCTGCTTTAAGCCAGGTGAAAGCTGTATTTGCTTTGACCTGTCCAATCTGTGCCAGGCGTACATCGTCTCGTAGCTCGAGTGTATTGAAGTGTAGATGCCAGTCTGTGATTGTGAAAGCTGGGAAAACTCTGTGGTTCATGAGGTCTTCGCGGTTTTTATGGTGTTCCCGGATGGCGCGGTCTTGCACAGTGACCTGCATCATTGGTGTAGTGCCTGATTTTCCGTCGACTGATCCTGTGAATATGGGCATAACGCTGTAGACACTGGCAATTGCCGCCTGCCAGATCTTGTAGTAGTCAATTGACTGCATCCGTTTGAAGTCTTCCATGACTTTTGTAACTTGAATCTTCTCTTTGCTGCCAATCATCATGGTGCGAACTTTCTTTGTGGTGCGGAAACGCCGTAGAACAGGGTCATAAACGCGTTTCTTCATTGCCTCGTTCTCGAATTGATCCATGATTTCGTTTACTTCTTCCTGTTCATGCCCAGGGAAGTTCACTATGCTGCCCAATTTGCCTTCAGTATAGAGATCCAAGTTGAAGTCATCCATTGCCTGGATGGTTATGAGGATCTTCCAGAGGCTGATGATCTTGCTTTCAGCGTAGATGTTGGGTAAAATGCGGTCTTCACCTGCATGAATGATCTCGTCTTTGGTGAAGCGTGCTTTGATGGCGCCACCGATGCGTTGAACGTAAGCTGTTTTCTCCAAGGCTTTACCGCAGATCGGGCAATCTACCTGTGGCGCCGTGTACACCAGATCAGGCCGCCAGCAATCTGGACAAAAAAGCTGCTTTGGATCACCCAGGTGCCCTTTGTCATCTGCAACAGCACGCATGTACCGGGGATCTTCAACGTTCAGTTCCGATGGAATCTTGATGAAATCGTTAGGAAACTCCGGGTCTGAAACATACTTATAACTTATACTTAGAAAGTAGTTGCTAAGCGCCAGGTCATAGGCTAAAGTTGAATACATCAATTGATAGAATGTGATGTCTTCTGCAGGACGCGTAATCAACTGCAGGGCGCGATCGTATTGTTCGGGGCTGGGACGCCGCAGCGGTCCACCGCAGACTACAGGTGTAGCTAATGGATTAGAAGGATCCTGGATCTCCTGGGTGCATTTGCCTTCACTTTTAACTGGCCAATCTCTGTATTCTTTGCCGCAGGACATACATTTGCCAGCGAACGCAGGTTCAATAGTCCAACCTGGACTCAGCGTCTCCCGGATGATTGCGTTAAAAGTACGTTTCAAAACCCAGTTTGTACGTGCAACAAGCATCAATTCCTCAAAATTGTAGAGGGGTTCACGTATCATGTACTGGGGCATCCACGAGAATTCGGGGATGACCGTGCGATCATGCTTCTGTATTGACTGCATAAAAGGATCTATTCTTTCGAATGCAGTTTCCGATTTTCTTATGACCTGAGTTTCTTGTCCTATATCCCACGGCATTTAGTTTACGCTCCTGGTTTTACTTCTGGTTTGTCAACGGTGATTTTGACTTCTTGGAGATCTATGGTGTCGGAGATGTCTTTACCGTTGATGTAAATGTGAAGTCTTGTTCCTTTCACGTTGCTGCCTAACACACGGATTTGCTTGAGTGTACTGTTAGCGTAGAAAATTTCGTCCTCAATCATATTCTACTCACCTTCACTAGCCGTTTGGCTGCTTCAATTTTTGCCTCGGCATGTTGTCTCTCGACACTGCTGCGCCGGGCATTATCAATCTGAGTCATTTGTTCAACTATCTTCTCTAGATCCTTCAATGGGTTAGGCCGTGGATCATCATTGCCAAGCATCATGCGTTTGTTTGCTGCTTGCTGCCTGCCGTCCAGTCGACGTGGCTGCCGATTAAAAACCATGCATAAACCGCAAACAGGGCACTTGTGTTCGAATTCGCTTTGCATGTCCCTGGTACCGATTCCCTGCAGGGTACCACAGTTTTGGCATCGAAAGTTAGCTACTCTGTTGTCTTTTTTGCTTGGGGCAAGAATGTTCCAACCGCCAGTTTGGGACAACGCGTTACTTAAACGTAAGTCATGCTGAATTGGCTTTGGCCCTTTTATGTAAATTTCTTTCAATAGTCAACAGCTCGTATGCTTATTTTAACAGGAGGCTTAAGTAAGCATCGGAGAAGTAAACCTAAACTTTTGGGGAAGTCATCATGGCGGTCTTGTCCTTTAGGCGCTTTTGTCTTTAGCATGTTGCCGTTCCAATGTTTCTCCAGGTCGCAACATTCTGATAGGAACATGTCTCGGTACTTGCGCATTTGCACGCCGCCCATAGCTTCGCATTCTTCTTTGCTTGGGAAATCAAAGAGGCCCTCTTTAACTGCGGTAACCAAGAGTTTGCTGTTTATGTCGTCTTCCATAGCCAGGTTTGTTTTTACTCCGTCGATTTTCACACGGACTCCGCCTTCTTTCTCCCGGAGGCTTTTACGTAGAAGATCCATTGTGGGGTCACCTACACCTGCAGAATCCATAAGAACTGAAGATGCGCCGTTGTCAATCAGTGCCTGGGCGATTGCGTCAACTTGGTCAGTGTAGTCGTCGCCTTCAAACACGATCCACTTGACCACGTGGATAACTTCGCCTTCTCTCCAGCCAAGTGTGAAGACACTGCGGTCAAGAGATTTCGCTACGTCCCAGCCGCCGCCGACGACAAACATTGGTCTGCCATCTACGATTGGAAGAATAACAGGGTGCTTACGTGACAGATCAACTAGGTCTTCCAGGATGCAGAGTTTGTCAACTCCCAAACGCCATTCGCAACCATACTGTGTACGGAAGGCAATGCTGTCTATGCCAAGCTTGTCAATCATTTCTTCGCAGTAAGCCTTGTACTTTGGATTGAACTCTTGGGCTTCAGTGTAGACCACACGAAGATACCTTGGGCCTTCTTCACGTTTGGTGCAGGCATCATAGAAGTATGTGTTGATAACTTCGTTCTTAGGTGTGCCATCCAATATCCTGGCGCCACCTACTGCGGCAGCCATAGGAAAAACGTCGTTAGTCATCTTCATAGGATCCACGTCTTCTGACTGTTCGATAATGATAAGGTTCAAAGTTTCCGACGTGATGTTTGCGTCTGGGCTGATGCTGAAGCAGCGGACCCGAAAATCATATTCGTCTCCTTCCCTGGTACGGTGTTGCAGAATGAAAAGTTCAGAACCTAATCCTTCACCGACAACAAGGCGAACACCAAAGATCTGGAGAACGCGCCTGGCGCCATTGCAACGTTTCCGCAGCCGTTCCTTCACCGTGAGGATTGTTTGGGTTGCTGCAGGCGCAAAAATTCCTACACGAAAATTCTTCTTTTTAACTCGGCAGTAATAGATGGCCAGAACGATTAAGCTGATGACAACTGCTTCTGTTTTGCCGCTTTGCCTGCACTGGTTTACTATGCCTTCTTCGCCTTTCATGGCAGTGGCTAATTCCAAAATAAGATCGGAAACTCGGTTTTGATAAGGATACAAGCCGTCAGGTAAATCATTGCGGAGGAAAGTTAAAACTACGTACCGAATGGCCCTGCAGCATTCGGTAGGCGATATTCCGCTGTTGTCAAGTATTGACTGCAGGTTGTTCAACAGTACAGTTTGTTGTTGACTCAGCTGGTTTTTTCTCCTTGGTCGTTTCAACTATTGTGCCAATCATCTTGGCTATGTCTTCGTCACTGCCTCCAGCAACGCCGCCGCTGTTTGGTGCTACACATTTACGTATGCCCATGCGCATTTCAAGTTCAGCCAGGTCGCTGGCTAATTCACGAAGAACTTCAAGCGCTTTATCTGTGGAAGTGAATGTTTTCTCAGAAGACTTCTCTTTATTCACCATCATGCCAAGACGCGCTTTCTGCATGACAATGCCTTCAGCTAAAGTTTTGAGGGCATCCACTTGTTCAGGTAAATCTTTCAAGAAATTTCTGTATTGATTAAGTCCCTGATGGATGTTTTTCGTTAACAAACGCCGCATATACCTGCGAACTGAATCATCTGAGATCTTAATTTTCTCTTCTGCGCGGAGTAACGACGCAATTTTTTCAGCTGACTCCCCTCTTTCTGCAGCCTGATCGATCAAATCACGTACAATCTGGGGCAAAAGTTCAATTTTGCTGTGACGTTTAGGCTTTTTTGTTAGAGTGGACACAAGAATCACTATTTATAAACCTACTTAGTGGGAGACATCATAAAACTTTTGCGGTGTAACAAACAGTCAAACGTACGTTTCAGCATAAAACTCAAAAGCAAAAGTACACATAACTGAGTTGAGGCTGGTCTAGTTGGGCATTTAAGCCATGAAATACCCCTCCGAGTTGTTAACGCCCTAGACCAGCCGTAAAAAAACTTATAAACACAGACAAACCATTACTGAATTGGCTTAACCATCCACTCCTGGAGAGAGGAGAAGGTCGAGACACTTACACAAGCCGACAAGCAATTGTTGGTACAGGGAAGTTGGACACCGATGAGTGTCCCTCAACAACGACTTGTGTCATGATTGCACCTTTGGGGGGCTGGATCGATTGAGACCACGTGTTCAAGCGCACTTCCGCCAGTATGCCGCAAGGCAAACAGGTCTGGCCAACGCTAACTTCGGCGTAAATGAGTTGCAGACACGCGGCGCAGCAGCGATCAGTTCAACTACGGCCGCCAGAACTATCGACTCTGGCAACTCGTCAGCTGAGTCATAAGCTGCAAACAGCCCCCCTAACTATCAATACGTTCTGAAGCAACACGTAAAAGCAGAGTTCCATTGTGATTTGTATGGATCAAAGATTAGTAAAATGCACCCGATGTTTGAGGCTATATATTTTTCCGGAGACAACCGCAGGTGTATGCCCCAGTTGTGGACACCCAGGGTTTATAGTATCATATCCTAAATCTACAGCTGTAGATAAGCCATAAAGCATTTAAACGTAAAAGTACATATTTTACGTTATGAACTGCCATGAACAAACCACGCAAGAGAATCAAGAAAGAACAGTTCACTCCGCCAATCCGGGAATTGGAAGAGTCAAGTTTTGAAGAAGTAGCCCTGATGATCGGCTTCGACCATTAGCTTGGACGTCGCAGCAACCATTTTCCGTTTGTACTTAACTTGTAATCGTATCCCCCACACTGCGTCCATTCACCGCAATGTTCAGCCACAATCTTCGTTAACTTCGGATCCGACTCTGCTAGGCATATTTCATCGCCGTAAGTTCCACGGCGCCACTCAGGCTTCGCATCCTCAACGGGTGCGCCACTATCCAGTTTTTCATGAAACTTTCTCCATTTATCTTCATGCAAAGTACCAAAAGTATCCAGGTGCTTCTTAAGATCATGAGGCGTCAAAAAAAGGCAGGGGCAACCTGGACACTTATAAAACACTGGCGGACCATTCTTTTCATCATTTGTCACAGTCAGGCTTAGGCACATCCAAAGTTCTCATGAAAGTATCCATCGGGTCTCCTTCATCTACAGATGCAGTCCTTGGGCGATGCGCCTCTTCGATGTGGCGCTGAAGTAACTCGTCTGCATGACGCTGCATCTCCCATTTATTGTATCCCAGTACAGTTTTTTTCCAGCTACATTCAGGGCACGACACCGTAAGATCCTCCAGTTTAGGAATTACCTGTTGAGGTCTACGTGCTGCTTCTTGCTGTTCGGCTGCGCCAGGACGATAAGGTGGTGGTGTATAGGCAGTTGAAGGATTAAATCGACGTGGATCTATAGCGGTAGATCCGAACTGTGCGCCTTCAAACATTTCAGCCCAGGATCCTCTTTGGAAAGGCTGCCGTACACGAGAGATTCCCCTTTCTTCGTCATGTATCTGTTGTTCCCTAAGTCGACGCAGCCGTTCAGCATTATCTTCGCGCACACGTGAATAATCGGGATAACTCATAGCGGTTGTAATATGTCAGAGAAGATAAAAGATTTTTGGTTAAACCGCAAAGTACATACTTTCACTTGCAGAACACTTAAAAACATAGCGCATCGAGTAGTTTTTCAGTGAACAAACATGGACACGCTAATATACTATGTTTTAGCTGGCCTCTACCTCGGCGGATTATTCTTCACTTTCGGCAAATACCTATTCAAACTGAAAAATACTCCAGACATCAAGTTCAACCACACCTACCTCTTAACCATGTTGCTAAGCATGGTTGCCACCGTTGGCTTAACTCCACTGTTCTTTGTCCCTGGACTACACATGATTGACAACACACTCGGCGTCGGCGCCATAGCTTTAAGCGGAATCGTTGGGTTCTGCGCAGGCTTCACAGCAAACGCCATACTCAACATACCAGTAGCATACTTCGTCAACAAAATGGCACAGTACGAAGACACACTCAAAACAGCTAACCTACCATCGCCGCTACCAGTAAAAATCAAGTCACCGATCGGAACAGTCGACGTACACAAATTCATCGAAGCCATCGTCATCGTAGTTTTAATCATCGCGTTATGCGGAGTTTCAGTTTTTGCAGCAGTCACCTACCAAGCATCAATATCTGGTTCAGGAAGCATCACAGGCGTTGGAGTCACAGTGTACTCGGATGCAGCGGGACAAGTAAACTTGAACTCAATAAGCTGGGGCAACATAAACCCAGGCGGATCAGTCTCAACAACAATCTACATAAAAAGCACATCAAACACGCCAGTCGTACTGTCACTATCAAGCAACGGATGGACACCTGCAGCAGCATCAGGATACCTAACACTCAGCTGGGATTACAACAGCGTAGCAGTACAACCAGGACAAATCGTGAAAGTAGTCTTAACATTAGCAGCTTCAAGCACAGCAACACCGGGAACAAACTTCAGCTTCAACTGCGTCATAACCGCGACGTCAGGCTAAATCAGAGGAAACTAAAGAAAACTTTCCTTCCTCTTCTTTCTTTTTTTAAGAACCCCATCACACGAAGATTGTTCAGATACATACTTTCTACAGCACGTGCCCGGCGAGTAACCTCAGCGATCTCCTCTGCATCTGCTTCTCCCTTCAATTTATGCAGGGCCACAAGTGTAGTCTGCATGTGCTTAGGCAAACTGAGAACATCATTTATGCTGAGAGGCAAATCAGTAAGTGACACACCAGCCAACTCCATTGGCGGACGCATAACATTTACAGGAGGAAGATTCTTATTGAATTCTTCTAGTCTGGTTACGCGTTCAACAATCTTATCCACTCGGCTGGCCATAATGGTTATTCGATTGTTGATTCGTTCCAAAGCTACTTCAACCGGCAGCGGCATCTTCAAGACTCCTGTATTTTCCACAGTATCTGCCGCCATCATGGGTGCACATGTAACTTTGGCTGCTGGATGTTTTGCAACGTTTAAAAAATCTGCAGCGGTTCAGCCTAAAAATTTTTTTGATGTACTCTTTAAACGCCTGAATCTTTCGGGACAACAGTTCTTCGGACCTCAATTACAACATCGTACTCTTCATGTTCTGTAGTGTGAACCTCGTATGTAGACTCAAATTTCTTCGCTGACAAGTTCCTCTCTCCAAGATGCATGGTGTTAGTCTACGGTTTTAAGCGTTCTTAAATACGTATTATTAAGACACCATCAATAAATTATGATAGTCACATCTACAGAACCAAAGTGCCTGCCAATCTATTTTAAAATCAACGTTCATTTAACGGAGCTGATTTTTTGGTTACGCCAAAGGGGCATTCGAAAATAGGTAAAGCCACAAATATTTTGCTGTTTTGTGTTGGCAGGTCTGTTTCAGGTTTCAATTTTATTTCAACGACAACAGTAGCCATCGAAATCATCAATAGGTTTCTGTAGTAACAAGTCAGATATAAATTGATGCGTCACCAAATATTTGCTATGTACGAAATCCTATTTTTTCTGGGCGGAATCGCAATCGGAGTCATGATACAACGCATCTACGTTGCACGTGCAGGCCCAATGTTTGAACAGGGATCAAGTTGGCGATGGGGCAAAAGCAGATTCTTCCGTTGGCTACACCGGCTTTACTGTGAAACATGTCCACGTCGACAGCATTGCCCAGAATACGATCAACGCGTAGCAGCTGACAACACCCTCTAAGTACAAGAGGTGTGTAGTACACTACACAGTTACGGAAGCCATTGGAGTCCTCAGCTCGATGAAGATGGCAGTAACCTTGGGATGGTACCTTGAAAAAAATAAACATGTCCCTCCACGTCATAGGATTATCAACTGTTGTGGCAGCCGCTTTTTTCTTGGCCTGGGTGTTCTTGATGATTGTTCTGCAGGGCCACTTCACTGTTGGAGAAGACAACCTGTGGATCCGTTACTGCGAAGTTGCCTTGGTAATCTATGGGGCTTGCTACGCAGTTTTTCTCTGGGTATCTTTCATGCGTTATTATTCGGCGTAAAAAAAATTTTTAGGTTACAGGTGCTTGTAGATCCATTTGCCAAACAAGTACCCAAGAACAGCAATCCACAACGCGATACCTGTCCACCCGGCTAAATCATTATAGTAGTTTGCCCCAACCATAAACAGCAAAGTGCCTACAAGCAACAGCAGAATCAACACAGCATTCAATTTATCCATACGGTATGGTACCTACAAACAAAATATATATTTTGCGTCGACCAAAAAAATTGCAGCAGGGGCGAAGCATACCATCCGTTGCGATAGGACAGTTACTCCGATAGCCTGCTGCATCCACATTCCGCCATATCCAGTGGGGGACCAGACGGACTTCAAAAGTTATTTACCTAAAAGAAAGCTATATACTTATTTCAAAGTTATTTACACCAAAAAAAAGTATATACGTCAAAAAAATTTTATAAAGGCATCGATCACGCCCATCGATTTTACGTTCAACAACAAAATCTCAAGCAGTGTACAACACCAACAACAAACAAAACAGGCAGACAACAACAAACAACAACAAAGGCGCCCCAACCAGAACCCGCAAGGTTCTCCAAAGAGAACCAAAACCCCCAAACACACACACCCCAAACAAAGTGCCATGTATCTTATGTGATTTTGGCTTTATTTGACTGTTTGATTTTTGTTTATTGGGTGAACTGTTGGATTTTTGCGCGCGCTAGATTTTTGTTTATTGGTTGTTTTTTTATGGTTTTTGTGGTTATTATAATGTTATATTATTTTAAAGGCTAATTTAGGCTTATTTTAACGTGTTACGCATAACACTTATTAAGGTGTATGCGTAACATGGATTAACGAAAAAGGTGTGTGATCCAAAAAAGACAACTAAAAAAGCGTTGGGCGCGCGCGCGCGCCCAAACCAGCCTTAAAGGCTTGGTGAACGGAACAGCACCGTTTAATCAACTGCCAAACATCCCAATACCATTACGGGAACGGATGGATGCTAAACTGAATGGCAAGGTCTACATGGTTAAACGGTGAAATAAAAATCTGTGGTGCTTCATCAAAAGATTTAGGACGGTTGACGATTGCCTATCGTACCTTAACATATAGCTCCTGCTAGGTGTGTTGCCTCCAGATTAAGCTGGACGGTGCTAGTTAACCTGATGTACAAATAAGGGTTAATTTGAGAGACTGAGACAACAAAAAATCCGCTAATTATGAGTCCCAACTTTTACGGTTGCCTGCGGTATGTTAAGGAAAAACTGCGCAGAAATGGCAAAAGACTGATGCCAAAGGAACTTCAATGTTTCAATAAACCGCCCTAAATCGAGTAGGCAATCGGGACGGGCTAGCACCGTAACCCAACAACATAACTGCAAGTGAAACACGTACATAAATTTGAAAGGTAAATTGCAATAAACCGAGTATGGACACCCGCAAGATAGTCACGAAAGGGAGATTTACCGATTAAAGTTAAAACAGTTATGGCTTGGTAACGGTGCACCCGCACTACTGAAATTCTACAACACTTGCGTTATGGCTTAACAAGTCATGGCGCAGACACACACACGCAGGCTAATACTCGCCTGCCGACCGCAAGGTCGTACCCCTAGATCTTTTTTCTACGCAGTTATGCGCTCGAGTCGTTGCAAATTACGACGAGAGAACTAGGAGGATTAGTTATGTCAACCAGTATTGAACGACTTTTAGATAGAAACGCCGATAAAATCTACTATCACCCTCGCACAGGCGAGAAGATGTCAACCTGCACCTGTGGAGACAAGGTACATTCAATGCCACCAATCTCCAACCTGCACACGAACGGATGCCCACGCACTACGTACCACCGAATGGTCAACGCCCAGTGGATAGGCGACACGCCGATTCCGACAGGGCAACTCAAGACATTCTGGGGAGAACGTAAGCATGGATACGTCAGCAAGCACCAACACGCACAGCATGGCGCAGGCAGATTCCTACCTCCGCAGATGCCAGAACGCAAAGTGAGGATACTCTGCAGACACATAGACCGCGCAATCAAAGAGACCAAGACCACTGTACAAGTTGCCTAATCCTCCCAGTAATAACGTAAAAGGAGTGTGAAAGAAAAATGGAACATCAACCATCCATCCAACAGCGAGTACAAACCGTCTACGACTCTCTACAGGGAAGTAGCAAAACCGTGACCTCAGACATCAGAACAGCACTATACATAGTGCGAACGGTGGGAGTCTAAATGGGACACATGCACTCACCATGCGAAAACTGCTTGGGAGTCGGGTGTGAATCATGCCCGAAATACATCCAAGCCAAGCAACTAGCAGAGTTCGAAGCCAAGCAGTGTGAGGATCAGCTCAAATGGGAACAAGCCCAAGATGTACTCGTCGATCCAATCCAGCGGTCTGATTCACCTAAAGGTTGGAAACAATATACAGAAAGGCTACGTCATCAGTAGCCTCTTTTTCTCAGTGACCAATATGACTCAATTACTAAATCTCGGAGAAGATGGGCGGTCTAACAAGACTCGTGCTATCACTGAGTCGGTGCAGAAATGCACCGTTTTTCTCAGTCACAGAATGACAAACCTATGGAGGTGTATTTATGGATGAAAATGAAGATGAACGGCGACTTATCGCTTTTCTCAACAACACAGGATTAGGAGTAAAGATTGAATCCACTGACGTCATTAACTCAGCACTCTACGCTTGGTCCACATTGCCAGTCTCGCATAACCCAACAATGACTCGATGTTTCATACAGGACTTCGCAGCATCACTTGATCGGAAACACTTCTTTCAAAGCTACGAACAACTTCAGGAGTTCTGGGATCTCGCTGGCAAAAGAGTCCAGGGCATGCATGAACTCAGCAAAGTTGGCGCAGCACTCACTGTTAGTCGCAGGGAGGTGAAAGAAATATGATAAGCACAGTATCACGTAAAGAAGCGTTGAAAGCAATCTGCACTTTATGCAAGCCACATGCTTGCAGTGTATGTTATGATCCGCTTGAAACTTCAGGCGTTACAATGGAACAGTTACAAAAATACTTCAATCCTTAATCTCCGTTTCTTTGGAGACAAACCATGTTTAGCAGCGAAGGGTTACACAACGGCTGCACCTGTAGCTTCCACAATTGACAGGCCCATGGCGATGTAACCTATAAAAATTGGAGGAAAAATCTTTGCGAAAACCCGCAAACATAGAACTGCTCGAACACTTCAAGCTTGATGACCTTGGGTCTCAGTTTGAAATGGTCGAACGTAAATCTCCCGTGATAGAGAAAAGTAAAAGGAAAGTCGAATGGCACGCTGTTTTTCCAATGCATATTCCACAACAGGACTACATGGATAAAATGGCTTCAACAGCAATCGCTAAAGACAACTGCATCAGACTCGAACCAGGACACACACATGTCTTAGACGTCGCAATATGCTTCAGATGCACTCCACAGGAATGCCTCAGCAACCATGCATGTGTTCGCAAGCAAGCGGTACACTCAACCCTTGCACACATGAACAGGGCTAAGTGGTAGATATGACAGCTTCAGATATAACCGGCGCAAGCAACAACTGGCTTGTCGAAGATGCAATCCGAAGACGTGCACAGTGGACCTGCAGCCCAATCAAAGTAACTGAAGACAAGAAACGCATCGACCAACTCATAGACAGCGCAGCAACAGGCGGCCAAGCATTACTCCTTGGACAAGTCAAAGGATACCGCAAGATCTTAGAGTGGAATCTCCAACGCAATGAACTAAAAGAAATCAGCAAGCCAGGCAGAGAAATCATAAGAGTACCAGTCGCAGATCAAGACCAGCCAGTAATACAATTGATCGACAAGGAACTACATAACACGAGTCCATTAGGATCCGACGGCTTACCAACACAACCGCAGTCAGCACTTGTAATCATCCACAACGTAATGACTAAACCGCAGGCAGATGCAATCGCTAATTGGTTAGTGGCATGGAGTAAAGACAACAGCTTATTCGTCAACCAAGGAACAGTCTATACTTTCACTACAGACGAATCATTGTTCATTGAACCAGTGCGACGCGCATGCAACGTCCAGTATATACCAACAGGATCAGTAGAGGAAATCCGTGCGCAGATACAAAACCTCGTTGACAAAATCAACAAGAACAACAGGGAAATGCGGCTACGAGTAGACGAACAGGAAGTCCAAGCAGCTAAAGGATTAGATCTCACACAGACAGTCACATCATATCTCTATGGCCTATCAATCTCAAAGACAACGCCGAAACGATGTGGAGTTGAACCCTTCACAGAGATGAAGATTCAACAGTTGAAGACTATCGGATTGAACTTGAAGACACCAGAGATTGGCCCCGACGACTTAGGCGGATACCAAAGTCTCAAAGCAGAAATCAACTTCATCGCATCGCTAGTGCAAGATCCAGCGAAGACAGCTCATTATGGCCTATCATTGCCAAGAGGATTCTTGCTGGATGGCCCACCTGGAACCGGCAAGACAAGGATCGCTGAAGTATTAGCTTGGATATTGAAGATGCCGTTTGTGAAGCTGGAGAACAACAACTTGTACAAAGGAATCGTTGGAGAGTCAGAAGCAACTGTCAACAAGATCTTCCGCGCATTAGAAGCCCTAAGCCCACTGGTGCTGTTCATAGATGAAGCAGATGCAGTGTTTCCACGCAGAGACAAACAGGTCTCTACAGATTCAGGTGTAGGACGACGTGTATTCAACGACATGCTGGATAAACTGGCAAGTCCAAAGAGAGGCTACCTTGTGATGATGGCTACCAATCTCGTAGAAGACATAGATGAAGCAGCAATCAGACCTGGAAGAATTGGCGCATGTTACTACGTTCCATATCCCGATATGGCAGCGAGACAACAGATATTCCAAGTGCAATGCACACGTCTGCATCATTACTTGATGGATCCACAGATCGACTACAGCTATCTTGCAAAGCAATCATGTATGATGAGTGGCGCTGAAATAGAGAAGTGGTGCGAACTTGCATCCCAACAAGCATTGAGACAAAACAGCGAACCAGTAACACAAGGGCACTTCGAAGACGTAGAAGAACAAGTCACAGTTAACATCGACGAACGCATCGCAGACATGCGTAAGAAAATCGAAGTACGCAAACACATCATGAACTTCAACGTACCACAGATGGATCGTGACATCCAAGGATTAATGGCGGAGATCACAGGCAGACAAGGCAGCAGCATCGACACCTTCACACAAAATCTAGGAAAATAAAAGAAAGAAAACCGGAGGAAAATGTATGAGTCATTTCACCGTGTATAGAATATGTAAAATCAATGGCCTTACAGAAGGCTTTTTGATCCGTGCTGTAGAGTTCTGGGCTAAACAGTTAGGTGCCCAGATCTTCTATGGCAAAATCCCCTTCGCCTTTGGCGAAGCACAGAAAGTTGTTGTTGGTTTCCAAACCGAAGACATGCGGTCTCCCATCGGCTTCAAAGTAACGGCTGATGGAGGATTGCAGGTCTGTGGAGACAGCTACATGCAGCAAGACGAGTTTGCTAAATACAAGATGATGGCTGAGTCAGGCGTCTTAACGAACAGCTATCTCGTTGCACAGAAGGCAAAGTCTGAAGGCATGACCTTCACGCTGCAGGTACAGGAGACCCAAGTGCACATGGAAGTGGATTATAATGCCTAAAGTTAAAATCGATTTCAAGTTCGATGGAACAATGAAGACTGAAGCTGAAGGATTCGAAGGCGGCAAATGCGTGACAGCAACCAACAACCTGATTGAAGCTATAGCTAAACGTCAGACCGATCAACGATTCAAGACTGATTATTATGTCAACGAAAACGCGGTTAATATTGGTAATTAAAACCGATGGCACGATCGAGACTGGACAGAAGGAAAGCGGAGAAGCTTTCCATTTTCCATGTGTAGATCAACCTCAAGATGACGCAGCTGATAAGTTACTCTCAGACATAGCGAAAACTAAGCAGTCAAGTTGGTGTGGATAAATGCCAAGTAAAAGAGAAGTAGATATTCCCGATGCTTTAGACATCGCATTGCAAGGTATCAACTTTAGCAGTCCTACTGTAGATATAGATATTCCAACGCCATGCATTGAAGATGACAGGAAAATTCAAAGCTTCACGCAAAGCCTACCTGAACCTGAAGAAACTGAACTGCAACTGCTTATGTCCAGTAAACCCGTAGTGTTGCAGGGCTTCTTGTTCTCCATGCATTTCAGTGGAGATGACTTGCTGAAGCTACAGGTGAATAATCTGGATGACAGCCACTTCAACGAGATGAAAGATTGGCTTGAAGATACTATGCTGGAGATTGACAAGTCACATACCGAACGACATAACAGCGGTGCATCCAGCTGGGAAGGATCAGGTACTCGTCTCAAAGACTTTGTTGATACAGGTGAAGCAGAGAATACGCCTGATAGATCACGCAGCATCAAGATCAGAATGTTTCCGCGTTCATTCAGCAACAGCTTAGCACGCATCAAAGAAGACTTAGTGTATGAACGACTCCGCAAATGCATCAGCATCACCACGTATAGCAGTGGCAGATTCAAACAGATGATCTTCGTCTTGCCCTTCAGCAAAGCAACTGAGATGGTAACAAAGATCGCTGAAGCCAACGTGAAAGTAGATGCAGTCAACGCAGAAATCAAAGAGTATGTGCAAAGCAAAGACTACACTAAGCTACATGAAATCCTAGAGAACTACAAACTTGAGAAGCTTGCAGACGAACGCAGCTGGAAGATACCTCACATCAGATATGAATTGCAACCCTTCAACCTAGACACCAAAGCAGTTATGGACATCATGAAAGTTGGAAACAAAAACGTCAAAGAAGAACTGAAAGAAAAGTACAACGCTGGCTTAAAAGAAATCGAGGCAACTCTCAACGAGAAAAACAAAACCATGAGTACACAAATCATGCAGGTATTCAAATCTGAAATCGACAAGCAAGTAGGGCAGATCGTAGCACGTGCAAAGATGGAGACTAAAACTGCAGCTGAAACTTCTGAGTCTCTGAAGCAGGAACTAGATGACCTCAAAGAGAAAGCAACATCGATTGGTATGGAAGCGTTAGCTGGCACAGTGATTGATCCCTTGACAGCACTTATAGATAATCCAAGTAAGGCAGCTGAACTCTTCGGTGTCTCTGTGATGAGTGACTTGCAATATGAAGTAGACGATAGGATCGTAGCGTTCCTACGTACTCAAGCTACAGGTGTAGAAGATGCCAAGCTGTGAGTGCGGATGGGAAGGAACATGGTACGAGACAGAGAAGTCTTGTTGCCCAGTATGTAGCAAACCGTTAGGAGATAAGAAACATGAATCGTAAAGTGCAGATCACCCGCAAATATAATCTTGGCTGTATCGGCAAGCAGTACGAGTCAGTTGAATTCTGCGTAAGTGGATGCAATACAGCTGAAGTAATTGCGGAAATTGAACACGCCTATGTAGATTACATAGCTTCAATCACGTCAGGGGTGATACATTAATGGCAACTAAACAACTGCCTAAGAAGTTTAGTGAGTGGACAGATGAACAACTCATCAACTACTACAAGGAATTGCATAGCTGCATCAACATCTCAGAATGCTTCAGCACTTCAGACCTTATGAACTATGATAACATGGAGATTGAACTCATTAAACGAGGCTACGAAGTAAAAGAAACCACGCATATAACAGTGCAGAAAAAGATTGAAGAGGAGGGATAGTATGGCAAGATACTACATACGTCAAGTAAACGTTGCGTCTCAGACGGATCGCCTAGATGAAGACGGAAATCCACAGGTGTACAAAGTTTCTCAAGCGCAGGATGGACATTGGGAGTGCAGTTGTAAGGCATGGATATTCCAACGGGCACATCTACTCGATGGACGACGAGCTGATGAATGGGAGACTCCAAATGGAGTATGTAAGCACGCTTGGTGGGTGATCCAGAACGAAGGACGCATGGCTACAGCTGTAGCTGCTGGTGGAACACACAGGATCGAATCAGAAGGACTCTTCGTGGACATAGCAGATGGACAGATCATTGGATTCCTTGCGCATCTTGGTGCGCCACCTCAAGTACCCACGGTTGCCCGTGATGTTTTCCATCCACGGCGCCGCTAAATAAACGATCTACAGGTGAAGTTTCTATGGGAACAATAGACATCTTAGCTTTAGCTTCGGGCTTGATCCCGATGACTGCCTTGCAAGCTTGTGACAAGATGCAAAGCAGCGGCAAATGCGAGAACAATTGCCGTACATGTGCCATTATAATACAGTTAAGTGGACAAACTCTGCTTGGCAAAGGACAGAAAACACTTGAACCATGATGACGGGTGCTTTAACTGCGACAACTGTAGTGCATCTACACCTACAGCTTGGATGAAGGTAGAGAACAACCATAAACTCTGCCCCAAATGCGCTCAACATCTAGGTTGCCACTGTACTACACGTAGATGTGTACCTTACGAAGCTTGGCTCAACAGTAGTTCCTTATGTGGAGCATGCACTAGCGTTTGCATCTGGATAAAACTACAGGTGAAGCAGTAATGCCAACATTAACATGTGCTCGCTGCAAAGCCACAGAAGAATATGATGAGCCGAAAACTCTACAGGATTTGCCTGATGGTTTATGGATGAATGGTAAATGGTACTGTAGCAGATGCGCTAACAGAGTAGCCATTCAACATCCTCCCCACTAAACTACAGGTGAAGAAGATGAAGAAGACCAAGCGGATCAGAGGACACCTCTACAATGATGGGACTCCAAGCGAAGTTGGACCCGATGGTGAACGTTACTATGGGTAAACTACAGGTACAGTTAGAAGGAAACTTTGAAGATATGAGTCGCATCTACGAATTCATGAAACTCCATACCAAATCTGCCTCGAAAGCAACGTGGCTAAGCAAACCAGATGACGCACTCGTCTCCGCCGTCTCCTTCTCCGTCACAATCTAAACTACAGGTGCAACCTCAATGGAGAATCCCTTCTGGTTCTACGATGGCGGCGTCGGCATGTGCAAATGGATATGGTTCTGGGTGGAGATGGCTGGTATCCCAACCAGAGATTGTCCCCGTGACTACTAACTACAGGTGTAGATGATGCCGAAGATAGATTCGCTGCAAGTTTTCATGCAAAACAATGGACTGCTGAAGCCCAAGCCCCCTCAACCTCCACGTAAAAAACGTGAACCTACACCTGAACTTAGCTGGGAAGGCGGAAGCGAAGATGGAGACTCAGCGGAGTGGGAATGGGAAGACCTCATGACGAATCTTTCAGCTGTACTTAAGCAACTTCAGAAGCGCAACAACCATGAAGGCTACTGGAAAGCCAGCGTCACAGGCTTCGGATGGAGAAAGCAGGATGGAACGAAGGACTTCAAAGCATATACAGCTGTAGAATTCCTCCGTACAATCCTGCCAGATACCGATTGCCACTTCGACATCTACGTAGACAAAGTAAAACATCAGCTTCGCATCCACAACTTCCACCATGATGCACCAACAGGCGAATGGCACACGGTCAAGCCCATGACGTACCGTGAAGCAGACAAGTTCTACTCCACTGACAACTAAAACAGGGGAGGGGTGAGTGAAAGTGAACAAACGAATTAAATGTCCAGCTTGCAAAGGCACAGGAAACGGCGCGTCTACAGATGTAGATTGCGATGAATGTAGAGGAAGCGGGTACATCTATATACCCGTGACCATAACACCATCAAGGATGTGAGTAACATGGTAACAGAAACAAGAAGAATAACAAACCGCAGAAACCAAGCAGTCATCAGAAAGAAACGCAAACAACTTGGCTTATGCCAACGATGCGGACAACCCCTACCAAAGAAACCTACAGGTGAAGCCACATCATAACCTACGTTGACTCCTACAATCTACACATCGCCCAAGCGAATCAAACTTTACAGCATCAGAAGATTTGCCACAGTACAGGCAACGCTTCAACACTACTACAGGTGAAACCTGACTTGCTGTCGCCGCCACAGCAACTGCAGCAGCACGCCCCCGTCGAACAGGCGAAAGCTTCTTCTTTTCTACAGGTGCAGATGACTCGCCCAAAGAGTGCCCGCATTTTGTACAACAGTTCCTCGCTTTCCTTTCAGCGTACAAACGACGCATCAATTCAGCCTTAGTAAGCCTTACCATACAGCATCAATTCAGCCTTAGTAAGCCTTACCATACAGCATCAATTCAGCCTTAGTAAGCCTTACCATACAACAGAGTAAGCCTTACCACAAGATAAGAGTAACGTTACCGCCAATAGTAACAGTTACTACACCTATAGAAAGAACCAAACCCCCAACCAACCACCCACCCAAACATCAACGGCACTTTTTTGTATGTTGTTTTTGGTTGTGCGGATTGTTTGTTTGTTGTTTGTTGTTGGAGTGGGTTGTTGATGGGCACGGCTGGTATATGTTGGGGTTCTCTGGGCATATTGTTCTTGTTGTTACAGGTGTAGATGTCATAGCATCATTTGGCACTGCTGAATTTGCTGGTGTCTATCATTCAAGAAAAAATGTTGAAGCATCAATGCGTACTCCGTTTCAAGCGGCATCACCATGACAACATACATACTTTACGTTTGACAACACGTTTAAAAGACGGTTGCTCTTGTACAGTACAGGTGTAAGTGAGTGATATGCGGATGGATAGATGGGGTTGCAAGGGGAAGGAAGGAAAAGTTACAGGTGAAATTGTATGGGTAAGTACGGTAGAAAACCTGAACAGGTAAAGCAAGACACGCATCCACGTCTCTGCCGAAAATGTGGAAAGCGAACCTACAGTTGGAGTTGTTGCGGTCAACAGACTGCACGAGTTAATGACAAAGCGTTTACCAAGAACAGGCTTAGCCAAAATCTCGGTGACAAAGCAGATTACAGGTGAAGAGGTGAAAATGAAATGAGTGAACCAAAGATTTACTGGCGAGACATCGGGGAACATGGTGCAATAACACAGCGCGACGGATGCTACTACTGGGAGGCATGGCGAAGAAGCTACACCTGCACAACAATACCTGATGGGTGAAGCTAAAGTAAAGAATCGGTAACCACGTGTGCCATTTGGCAAACATGGATGCAAGCCATACTCCCGCCGAGTGTGGAAGAGTAACTCTCTTGTTCCGAAGGTTCGTCGGAAGACATTCACCGAACTGCAAAGCGGTCTGGTGACAAAGAGTTTACATGAAAAATACAGGTGAAGAATGAATGCGAATAGCATTAGCAGGATTTGAAGCCGACGTTTCCACTGAGTTAGTGAAGTCGGCTAAGCTGATTGATGAACCATTGATTGTTGAACTCATCAACGGCTACCAAGAAGTGTGTAAGTCATGCGTTTCTTGCGCTGGCTGCACGAAATATCCGTTCTGTTCCTCCATCGAGGTTAAGGAACGGAGTGTACCCTTGTATCCTACAGGTGAAACTTTTGTGGATGACGAGGGCGAAACCAAACCCGTCATGCGACAGGGCGAACCCTACAAGCAAAGCATGAAAACCAAAGGCGTAGAAGATTGCAACGGCGTGTTTCGACAGGTGAAGAAAGGCGAGTACAAAGGATACGAAGTAGTAGCAGACCCATCTGACCCCACCAAGATACTGCTTGAAGAACGAGTCATGTTCGAGGAAGGCACAAAGATTCTTGACATCACTGAAGAAGACCTGTTCCCTGCAGGTGTAGAAACAAACTTCTTAATTGAGAAGCTCTACGAAATCTATCCGCACCATGACAAAAGCATCGAGAAGGATAACCGCAACAAACAGAAACTCTACGAGATACATCAGCTACTCTCCGAGAAAAAGAAAGTAGCAATCAAGAATGGATTCGTGTGGCGTGGAGGCACGTATCAAGCGTGGGCTGCAATCATTGAAGCTATGACTTTTGAAGATGGCAAATGGTTACTCACGTTGAAGACCACCCAAGCACAGCTTAGTTGGATTCATCCACAGGAAGTACCCGTTGTGTTGACTGAACTACAGGTGAAGAAAGCGCCAACCGTGAACAACCTGACGGCGATTACAAGTTTCCTCAGCAAAGTAAAGGCTGAACAGAAGCCGCAACTGCAGGTGAAGTAAGTTGGCTGACGACTTTCAGTTGATTGAACTGCGCAACCAACGACATGGATGAGGAAGAGTATGACCCCGAAGGAAAGAAAGTTAACTAGAGAATTCGATGCCATCCTCAGAAATACAGCTGAAGATTTAGAGACAGGCGCAGAATCCATCAAGAATCTTCGGGATGCACATGGCAAATACTCTGTGGATATACAGGAATCAAAACTTATGGAACGTGTTCAAACATGATGTATGAATCAGATGACTTCAAAGTTACACGCAACAAAGCTACACCTGAAAACCCCTTCAGCTTTACAACCAAAAGCAAATGCAAGAAGGGTTGGGTTTCAGCTAACTTCTTTTGGAAACCAAGCAACGTGACCATGCGAATCATCGGCGACAAGATACCATGCATGGAGATAGCGTATCCATTCGTGAACCACAACGGCGGCGGAGTGCTGGCGGACATGGCACCGCAGGAACTCCTACGTACGCTGGTTAATCGACTGAACATACAGGTGAAGAATCAATGAGTGAACAAGACGAATGTGAAGATTGCAACGGCACAGGCTACGAGAAACATGGTAGCGCAGATGAGAAGAAATGTACCACGTGTAAAGGCACAGGCAAAGTACCCCACACCTACACTGAAGAAGAGATAAACAAAATCATAAACTTCCATGGCGCCAACGGAAAACTCATCGACATCTTCTCCTTGCATGGCGTACTCTTTGTTGGCAATACTACACCTATAGTTACCTTAGAGAATGGACAAATCAAACACTGCAATGGATGGGACTTGAGTCACGAGGGACAGTACACACGGTTCAGCACAGGCAACCTTGCAGTTTCCATAGATGACTTTTGGGATTGCCATACACCTGAAGAAGTACATGATACGTTCGGCGAACTGCTGGAAGAACGAGTCAAGGAGAATCTAGTATGAGTTGCCCTAATTGTGGAACTAAAGTAGTAGACGTCTTCGTCACCAGCAACTACACGTTAACCAAAGATGGTGATGATTGGGTGCGAACAGACATCGAGAACCCAGTTGACGATTCAACCTACAGGTGTACCAAATGCCGTAAGGTGTTACCACCTGAACTGCTGGAAGAATTAGGAGTGACCTAAGATGAAAGAGTACACCGTGTACCTGAAAGAAATCATGGATGAAACCAGCGTGGATGCAGATGACGAGGCACAAGCGAAACGTACAGCTGCAGATTTGTTTCTGGATTTTCACCCTGACCTGACCAGAGAATTTGTTGAGGCGCACATGGAGATAATCGAGACACGAGAACTGACAGCAGAGGAGGAGAAGGAAATTGGGTGACCATAGAACAAACGGTGAGAAACTTTACGATGAGTTCGACGGCTTGATTGACAGCGCCGAAGCGTATGGATTCCATGTGATTGCAGAAAAGCTACGCAAGATTCGAGACCACACACCGAAGTATCCTACAGCTGTAGATGAAGGCATCAGTATGTTGAGGAAAGGAAAGAAGCCTCCTGCATGGATAGAGAAGCTGGATGATGATGCATTGAAGGAGACACTTCAAGATTGTAAAGAAGCATTGAAGTCACAGAAGTGTGGGTGGGATACGCATACTGTTGAGGAACTGCAGCAGCTTGAGGCAGAAACTACAAGGCGCAAAGGCTTACGGTTCTTAGACCCAGCAGCCTACGACCAAGAACAGCTAAAGAAATACTTCGTGCAACCTACAGCTGCAGAGAATCCGAAGTGCCCCAACTGCAAGAACATCATGGTGATAGATACCACAGGTAAGTCACACTGCGAATACTGTGAGAAGGAGGCGAAGCAAGATGGCAGAACCTAAACAAAAATTTGTCATAAGAGTTCACTTCACCAACAACGATACCTACGCAGACTGGAGTACAATCTACATCAAAGGCAAGATACCTGACAAAGCATGGCTGAAGAGTTTGTACGATGGAGTGAATGAACCCAAAGACATGACGGTGCTGGGAACTATTCTTCCGCGACACCCGAAGATTCCAGTTGTTAGTCTTGACAACATTGCAGGAACATACGACGACCCGTATGATGCAGCGAATTGTATACAAGACCTGTCTTCAGCTGAAGATAGAAAGCTAGGACAGTACACGAATGGACAAGGAGTCATTGTAGTTTACTACAAAGATTGAGGAATGAAAGTTGAGTAAGAAAAAGCAAGGACAAGTCATCGCCAATGGCGTACCTGTGTATGGCTTCGACGAATACAACGAGGCGGGTGCACGTATGGTAGCTGGCGGCGAGTTGAAAAAGATACTCCGTTTGAAGCGGAGTCTTGGAGAAATCCGAGTACAGTATCCATCGGGGCGAGAAGTCCTGATAAAAATATCAGAGGTAAACGAGTAATGAAAGTGTTTAGTTTTGACAAGGAAACATTGTTGGAAGAATTGAAGACTAACCCGAAGTGGAGTAAGTACCTCAGCATCTACAACAAAGAAGATGGAGACGGAGACCTGTCACAAAAGTTCAATGAAGACTGTACGGGCTGCTGCAACCCAAGCACATTGATGTTTGTGTTGGCTGACACAGAAGAGGAAGCAAAAGAAATGACCTTCAAAAACGAAGCTGGAATGTGCGGCGACTGCATGGCAACTGAACTGGCTAACACTGAAGGCGGGACCTACGAACTTCATTACCATAAAGATACAACTGCACCTGCAGGAAAAATCTACAAAGTCCCAGCGTGCGAATCCTGTGGGGAACCTTTAGAGAAAGTTCAGTTCAACGACTACACCACGTACACATTCAACGCGAAGATAGGACAGTATGAGAACACAGGCGGCGATGCTGAAAGCAAATGCAACGAGTGTGAAGCAAAACTGGGAGATGAAGTGGGCGACTTCGTTGGCGACTACCAAGCTACCAAGCTAATTAAAGAAAAGAAACCTACAGGTGAAACCAAATGAACAACAGCATTGTCACATCAATCATGGCAGAGATAACTCCTGATGACATCGACCCAACAACTGAAGCTATAATCTTCCTTATCGATAATCGCTACAAAGAACTAGGCATCGAAACAAAATACGGCAAAACCATCACACTTGACACAACACCTAAACCTGAACGGCATGGCTACAGCAGTTACTTTGAACCTCTTAACAAACAAGTTGCAACCTTAGACATCCGTAAGAAAGGAGCTATCAATGGCAAAGCTGAACTGCAATTCACAGCCCGCCCTGAAACCATTGGAGACGAAGACAATGAAGAGGAAGTATTCATTGTCACTGTGGAAGAACGAGGGATGCTAGATGCAACTGGAAACTACAAGCAGTTCAAGACGCCACGTGGAACCTACACAATCAAGGGTACAGAGAAAGCTGAGTTCAAAATTATCAACGAGGTGCTACCATGACCGAACTACAGGTGAAGAAACAGAACCTCCGCCAACAGTTTGAACATTTCCTACTGACCGACTATCCTTCTGATGCAGGAGAAACATTGAAGGAAGCCCAGAAGTACGCTAAAGAAATGTACTTCAGTGACCCAGACGGCAGCATACCTGACCAATACATAGGCGAAGATATACTGAATGACATCAACAGCAAATTCTACCGTGTGCTTTCATTCATCCGCAGCCTATTCGAAGCGAAGCATCCAGAAGCTAAAGACGTCTTTATCAACGTAGACCCAAGCTACGAAGACCACACCTGCTATGTGGTACATCAATACAGCAGCCACAAAGTTCTACTCAGTGGCAACGACAAAGCATGGAACTTCTGGTGGCGTAACGTGTATGAATTCAAACGGTTCGTAACGTCTACGCTTGAGGCGATGGAAGAAATCTACAAGCCCCAAACATTGCACGTAGTCATCAACAACTACGGCGGAGTTCTGAATGACATTGACCCATTCGTTGATGAAGCAGATGCATTGAAACAGTTTGAAGTGTACGCTGAAATTCCCTATGCTACATACGCCAAACGCAAAGCAGCTTACGACAAAGGCAAACGCGGCAACCTCTGGGATGATGAAGACACAGATGTACAGGTGTGGGAAATCAAAGTGATACCCAAAGGAGGCAAGCCTGAGTAATGCCGTACCTTGTGAAAGCTAAGATAACAGGAGAGAGACAAAAGGTGAAGCGTCTTCTGGAAGAAGTAGACTTGCTTGCCCAACAACTACACGTGAAGGTTGAGTACGATGCCGTTGAATGATAACCTGCAAGAGTGGTACAACGAACACATGAAGACACTCGTTGACCAAGCATCTAAAGAACAGCCCCTTCCCAAAGGAAGCAACATGTTAGAGATGGTGAACCGCCTGATAGCACGAAACAAAATCCATGCCAAGACACTGATACTCAAAGACCTACAGGTGCAGTTCAACCTGACACCTTACCCTGAAGAAGTGAAACTTGTCTGTCCCATTTGTGACAGAGAAATATCGGAGGAACATCCAGTATGAAAGTTGAGATGAAAGAACAGAAACATTTGTGGATAGTCTTTGGAGACCAAGCTACCCGCAACCAAGCAGAGGTCATCATAGACCTTGAACACAACGATGTACGCATTTGCGATTATCGTAGCCAAGTAGTCAAGGTGCGGCTGAAACCAGACCTACAGGTGAAGGACATCTTAGTCAACGACGTATTCCAAGCAGTCGAACAGCCATCAACGCTTTTATTGCATTGCGTGGTGGCGGATTGTCGCCGCCGAGTAACAAGAAGTATTCGCAGCCATAAAAATGGGTACACCCAGGAGAATTTTACCAAGAGTTATGTTGCTATGTTCGAGGTTTACATTGGCGGATTTCGATATGAAAAGAAAACCGAAAAGACCTAGATGCTTTCAGAAAGCGCACAGTGGAACAGAAGAGTTTGAGAAATGCCAACTGTGTCTTTGGCAAGATTGCTGTGAAGCACATTACCAACTCACTTAGGCTCTCTTAAGTTGGTTTACGATTAAAGATGCATCAGTTGTTATCCGCTTCCGCATCGACGGCAAAGTGCACCAAGAAATTGTGGACTATCCAATGATCGAAGTCTCTGCAGACATATCCGCATTGAAGACGTACCTGCACAAAGCAGTAGCAGACTTCAACAGCAGGGGGAACAAGCAATGACTGAAGCTACAGCTGCAGTTAAACCAAGCCGCTGCGACAACTGCACCGTTGATCCAGAAGTCAGACGCAACACCCATTGTTGTGAACAGTGCACTCCAGAGAATCCGCAAAGCCAAACAGAAAACAGCAGAGTCTTCCTCGTCGGCAGCCATTCAACAACAATACCAAACCTATCTTCATACCGCGTAACCAAGTATCCGAACGGAACCTACAGGTGCACCTGCAGAAACTTCATCTTCAACCGTGACAAACCAGACCAACCTGAAGACAAACACATCGCAGACGCCAAAGCCAAATCAGATAACGTATCTGAAATCACCAACCTCGACATGAAAGCTGTACTGATTCATCTAGAGAACGTAGCCTCCATCATTGAGAAACATGCTGACTTACCAGACCAGCCGACAGTATGGTTTGGCCACGTGCGTGATACCCTGCGTGCCCACGAGTACAAACTTACAGGTGCAGATCAAGCGTACCTGATGACGGAGATCACCGGCGCCGAAACTTTCTGGATGCGATTCGATCAGAAGCGCAGGCAAATAGACCATCCTGAAGTGAAAGCTTCAGGTGAAGAAAAGAAGAAGACAGGAGTGTATTTCTTATGACCGAGAGAACAGCACACACCCAGTTACCTGGAGACAACCTTCTTCCAAAGAAGAAAGTAAAGTGCCCCTTCTGTCCCAAAGAGTTTGACACCGTTATAGAAATGATAAAGCATGATGATGAGGCGCATGAGTAATGCCTAAAGAAAGATGTATGTTAGGATATGACAGCGACTTATCTGCACTCCACATGGAGAACATCCATGAGTATCTCGTGCAGGTAAAGTGGGATGGCAACCGTGCCGTAACAGAATTCAACAGAGGCACAGTGCACATCGTTGGCAGAAGCGGAGAAGATTGGACAGACCGCCTGCCTGAAATGGTAGAGGCCCTTCAGCAATTAGCCAAAGCTACAGCTGCAACTTACTTCAAAATTGACGGAGAGATTGTAGTGTTCAAGGATGGACACAGCCACCTGCCAAGCGCCAACGCACGAGTCCACACTAAAGATAGGCAACGCATCAAGCTGATCCTGCGACGCACCCTCCCCGTAACCTACATGATATTCGACGTACTCAACTGGAACGGCAACGATTTTACAGGTGCATCTTTAACAAGACGCGACGAAATCCTGGAGAACATCTTCCAAATTCCACACATGTTACCAGACGGAACCCGCCTAGACGGTCGCAGCCTACAGCTGCAGATTCCCGGCTTACAGAAAGTTCCAACGTACAGCAACCCTGACGAATGCTGGGAAGAGTGGGTAATGAAACGTAAAGAAGAAGGAGTTATGCTGAAGAAAAAGGACAGCATCTACATGTTCGACCGCAGCAGAGATTGGTTGAAAATCAAAGCACGAGACAAAGGAACATTCAAAGTAGTAGGATACACTGCTGGCAATGGCAACCGAGAAGAACTCTATGGTGCACTGGTGATTGCTAATCCAACTACAGGTGCGTACTGTGGACGGTGTGGTGGCGGCTTTTCACAGGAGATGGCTGAAGACATAATTACAGTTCTAAAGCATGAACCGCAAACGGGGTTACCTTTTACGGAGAGTGAAGTGGGTAGACCATACACTGCAGTTGATACACATATGTTGGTTGAGGTTGCTTTTCAAGCTACGGACAATTATAGTACAACTGGAAAGCTTCGAAGCCCACAATTAATACGCTGGTGGATACCTGAATCCTAAAACCAAATACTTCACAAACCTTATTAATGGATTCAACCATTAGGAAAACGATGTGAAATAACAATGTCAACTCATAAGTATAGCAAAAGGCGAACAGAAAATAAACGAAAGCAAGATACAGAAAAAGCAATTTCGTTATTCGATGATGGCTTTACTCTTAGAGAGATAGCGAAGAAACTTGGGTTAACATTCAATCAGTTGTATGAAGACTTATCCCAGAATTACCCAGACAAAACAATGTGGCAAATACTTAGACGCAATTCCTACACCTGCAGAATACACACAGAACTTAGAGTGACAAAAGAAAAAGTGTTGCGTGCAAGAAAGCTTCTGGAAAAATATCCTGTACAAACTGTTGCTAACATTATTGGCATTCCGCATGGCAGATTGAAACACCTTCCAGAAGGAAAACGTAGTATGGAACTTGGATACAACTGCAACCTGTTACTGTTTGCATTGGCAGGTGAACATCTTCTTGGACGATACCTATACGAAATAAAACCGCAACAATGGCACATTAGAGAGAACTTACCTAACTCAAATCTTGCACCCGACTTCTGGACTGAAGAAGAATTCTGGGATTCAAAAGCTAGATGTTACGGAACAAGCGCACACAAACGTATAGTCAAAACGGAACTAGCAAAGTATTCGAAGCTATTCAAGAAAGGCTACGTTGTCTACTGGTTTGGCGTACCTGATAATGTAAAATCAAGTTTGTCCAACATAGAACTAATAGATGGACGAAAACTGAAACCGACAAGCGTTACGTTACAAAAAGACATACAAGATTTTCTAAATGGTAACATAACCAAAATCATAACACAGATGTTCACAGGTGAAATGGTATGATAGGCAGAGTAGGCGGAGGATTCACGTTGGAGACAGCACAGCAGATCATAGATGTGTTGGAGAATGAACCGCGCACAGGCTTGCCTTATCCAGAAAGCGAAGTAGGTAGACCGTATACAGCTGTAGATACCAAGATGATTGTTGACGTAGCATTCCAGGCGACAGACAACTATAGCACAACAGGCAAGCTGCGGAGTCCCCAGTTGATAGGATGGCGAATGGCATGAGTGAAGTTAAGCAGCCAGAGAACAGATACACCATATACATTGAACCGCAACGTGGACTCTTCGGTCTCATCAAGGGAGACAACATGGGCGTAGCATTACACAACGGGCACGACTCAACACCATACGACAGTGATCCAAAACATCGGACACTTGAGTTTCAACTGTTCGGAGAAACAGGAGAACATTGGAAGGTCACCAAGCTGACGCTTACCGAGTTATCTTTGGATGTTGAAGTAGAACTACAGGTGAAGAAGTAATGCCAAAGATAATAGCTGAACTTGAAAAGCATGGGGCATTAGATCGCTTACGCAAATGGCTTGAGGATCACCCAGCACAATCATCACTAACGCTTGCAGCACGAGAAACATTCCTATCCGTAACCAACACCAAAGCAGCCCTGCGATACTTAGGCTACACAATTTCTAAAGACAACAGTTACAGGTGGAGTGACCGCAATGACAGATGAAGAAACAATCAAGAAAGCAATCCATGATTACGCCTCCATGTGGCACAGCGACCGCGCAAAACGAACCACAGTAGAGAAAGCATTAGACCGCAAAGTATCCCGACACGGCTACGGATTAGAGAATGCACATGATAAAGTAGAAGCACTCATCAAGGCCGGCATCCTGGTCCACGATCCAACAGGCAAGTTTCTCTTAGATACAGCTGTAGCTTCACCATCAAAGCTGGGGCCTGGATTCAGATGACTGAACCTACAGGTGAAGTAAAGATTTACATGCGCCTTAAGCTCGAGGGATTCACAAAGGAAGAACTCAAATCAATCTTGGCCAACATCAAATCTACGGAAGGCGGACGCAAAGACCGATTGATTCTAGTGGATATTGGAACTGCACCGGAACTGAAACGTGAAGAAGCAACAGCGCTACTCAAAGAACTGATGCCTGGACTCAAGGTTCGGGATCAGCGGCCAGTGTACGCAAGCTAAGATACAGGTGAAGAACATGACAAGCGGTAGACAAGGATTCCTTAAAGGCAATCTACACCAGTATCTTCTGGCGCATAAGCGACCGATGCGACCACGAGATTTAATCCGCGCAGGCTTCGCAGCAAGTAATGTAGCAACATATCTAAAGCAGCTAGTGCAAGAAGGCAAAGTCACACGTAAAGAGATGCCGAAAGAAACAAACGGATTAGGGCGCAAGCACAAGGGAAATGGCCGTCCACCAGTTTTCTATCAAGCAGTACCTACAGGTGAAGCTATGATTAGTTTGGGGAACAATATGTTGATTCCTGAAAGCGTTTGGAATAATGCCTGGGCAGAAGCAGCCAAGAAACAATTACCTGTTACTGATGGTAGAGGCAGAGTTATTGGTAGACTACTTGAGGGAGGAGAACGTGGGTAGCATGGATAAAATGGATGTTAGAATCTTAGAGGAATATGACCGAATCAAAGGTAGTTATGAAGTGTTGGGAAAGAAGTACCGGGCTGCTGTGAAGCGTGGCGATGAAGTTGCAGCTGCAGAAATAGAGAAGCAGATGATGGCTATTGATAAAAAGAATGCTGCTATTTCCAGCGGTGAAGGTTTTCGACAAGCGTAAAATATATATGTTCAAAGGTACAGTACAAAGTACGGAGATTAATTATGGAGAGTGAAAGAAACGTCAAGCCAAAACTTGACCTACCTTATAGACCCGCAACCTGACACAGCTAAATGTGTCATGTGTGGGAGCCAAGTACCCACTGGTAATGCGCTGCATTCTTGCAGTGACGGCCAGCTTAGAGATAGTTTAGGAAGATTGCCATTACCTACACCTGCAGAAGAACCAGAACAGATAGGTGGATCCATTGACCTTAGCCCGAAACATAGATCAGGTGACCAACCGCTACGTGCAGCAGCACTTATTTTTTCGCTTGTGATCTGCCTACCAGGATTTCTAATCTGTGCTGCAATGATCTCATTAACAGACTACTTCAACTGGTGGTGGCCATCGTTGGGCTTCGGCATCTTAGGATGGTTCAGTTTCTGGTATGCATTAGGCGGACTCAAACAATCAAACACCATCTCAAGAATCCTTGGCGCCAAACATATCTCAACAAGTAAACCATCTCAAAGTTCTCCATGGTATATTCAAAATCAACAAGTCCAGCAAAACTGGCGAGAGAACTATAGACGTAGTTTAAAATCAAAAGGAGGAAAATAAAATTGAGTGAGAAAACATTTGTAGACAACATAGAAGGCAAACCCGTTTACTATCTCAAAGGCAAATTTATAGTGGAAGTAGATGGTGTTTGGCAAGAAGCCACATCCATAGCAAACTTGAAAGCTAAGATGCAGGGCTTAACAGGCAAACCAACAAAAGTCATAGACTATAACCTATGGATTGCAGGCGACTACGGCAACGGCAAACTGAAGATTTTAACTGTTGTTGCCCCAAACAAAAAAATGGTTTACAAAATAACGGATGCTGGCAAGAAGGAACGTTACAGCAGCGATCACCTATACATCTACACGCCTGAAATAGAACAGAAACTTATCGCAATCAGCAAGAAAGCAAACGACCTACGAACAGAATTAACGGAAGCTATGAAAACAGCGAGGGTTTTTCCATGAGTCAAAACCAAATTGTTTTAGGACATATAGCAGAAGGCCCACACAGAGGCGAACGTTTCTGTATCCCATTGGAACATACAGTTTTCACCGGCATGAGTCACATCTCAGGGAAAACTACAGCTGAAGAAGCAGCGTTCAGTCGACTACCTGCAGCGGATCCACCGTACCGCATCCTCGTGTTCTTAACGAAACGTGGGGAGAAAACATTCCACAACAGCCACAACATCCAACCCTACTTCAAAGTGAACTTCAGCTGGGAATACCTTGCATCTCTGATGGAGTCAGCTATGAAGGAGAAGCTGAAGTTTGAACGCGCATGGATCATCAAACTGGCAAAGATGACACAGCAAGACATGGCACTACGCAAAGCACCAGAAGACGCAGCGCTTCCGATCGCACGAGAAATCCTTGGCAAGATGATAGCAGACAAGAAGACACGAGACTACGATCGCAACGTCTACATTGTTTTAGCAGCGTACCTGGACAAAGTATTACCAACGTTACGTGCAACCCAGTGGAGTAAAGAACTACAGCTGCAGCCAGGCATCAACGTCATGGACCTAACCGCATGGTACACCAAAGAAGAAATCCAAATGCTAATCATCCGCAGCTGCATGGAACAAATCCTTGAACACGAGAACAACGTCATCGTTGGCTTGCCTGAATGCTGGAAGATGCTACCTCAGAACCGCAACACCCCAGTGAAACTATACTTCGAGAAGTACGTTCGAGAAGGTGCAACCAACGGCAACTATCTAGATCTGGATGCACAAGACTTAGGCGGCATGGACAAGACAGAACTACGACAAGTAAGCGTCTGGGTTATGGGCAGAATGCAAGAAGCCAACGAAGTGCAGCGACTCTTGAAGTCAATGCTTGGCGCAGACATCGAAGCAAGCACCATTCAAACGTTACCGCTTGGACACTTTATGGTAGCAGCGGGAACAGCAGTCACTAAAGTTTACGTGTGGCCGTACCGGGTGCCAGAGGAAATGAGTATCGCTGTAGCTAAAGGAGAAATCCCACCTGAAGAAGTCAAGGAGTATCTGAAGAACCTGGACAAGACAACAACAACTATTACTATAATTGATGAAGCAGCAAACTTTCCTCCTACACCTACAGAACTAACCAAAGAGGATGCCGATTTACTGTGTATAGAATATGCGAGGAAAGCTCATGCGCGTATGCTGGACTTTGAGTTACGCCTCAAGGCAATCGAAGACAAGATGAATACACCTGTAGCTTTTCCAGAACTGCCACAAGAAGAAGTTGAGAAGATCCGCCTGGCACGTCTTGACCAAACAATAACGCAAGTACGGATTAATCCTATGGTCAAAACATACGTGATGAACACTAATAACGCAGACGGCAAGCTGATGTGGCTGGCGAAGGAAGACTTCTTCAACACATGGCACACCCAAACCGAGATCGAGAAGGCACTGCAAGCTTATCACTGGACGATGCCCCGCATCACATTATACAAAGCACTGGAAAGACTAGAGAAGATGGGATACCTGGGCAAGCAAGAAGGCAAACCAGTACGGTATGCACTGGCAAAGTTTGTGGAGGTGCGATAAACTTTGAGTCACAACATAACTTTAACTCCAGAAGATCACGGCTACACTATACGACTTGAAAAACGCACATTCACAGACGGAGGCAAAAAGGAAGTCTCAGAAACAGTTGCCACATTAGCTATCATTTGGGACTACAAAGAAGCACACGCTGCATTCGACGCATTAAATACATTAGTAAGTGTTTGCGTTGAAAACAAAATTTTAGCTAAAGACCAATTCAGATACAGGAAGTCAAAGTAAATGTACGTAATTACTATACTTGACAACAAACTCGTGCTGTTAGATTTCTCGTTACCCTGGCCAAAAGAAGAGTTCTCTTTCACAGATACTCAAGCAGTAAAGTTCGGCGATGAATGTAGACAAAAAATGTTGGATCACCTGAAGGAGTTACACCTGCAGTTTATTGTGTTACCCTGGATAGGCGATGCTGGTATGATGGAACCAGTGAAGATCCGCATGGACGATTGGGTGAAACAGATGGGGCGTGAGTGGTAATGGAGATTTCTTTAGATGAGTTTCTTAAACGGGCAAAGGCACTCTATGGCGAAGATCTTACACAAATCAAATTCAAATGTCCGCACTGTAAGCAAATCCAAACAGGACAAAGCGTCTACGCTAAAGTCAAAACAAAAGAGAAGACAGCACGCTACGGAATCTTACATGACCACGTACATTACTTCATAGAATCGGAATGTTACTCAGCAACATGCGACTGGGTTGCCTATGGATTATTCACCAGCAACATCCTACTCATACGTGATCCAACGAAGCCACATAACAAAGACACCAAAGAAAACTGCATGTACATTTTCCCATTAGCTGATGACAAAGAAATGCTTGCTGCAGCAGGAGTCTAAACATGAAGAAGCCGTTTCGTTGGACAGGTAAAAGAAAGAACCCACAGACCTACGTCGACGTACGTGTGGACTCCGATCGCTTCGACGGCAAGCCCGATCGCTACCACATAACAGTCTGGGCAGGGTTCATCTTCAAAGTTTTAACCTATGAACTGGAGGGCTTCAATGGTAAAGATCATAGTTCAAGTTGAACCCAAAGACGTCTACGAACAGTTCCCACCTAAACTCAAAGAAGCATGTGACTCCCTCGTCAAATCACTCATGGAGTTCGAATGCTTCGACACTGAACAGCAAGCACGAGACTGGGCAACAATTCAATTCTGGAATACAATGAAGAAGTTAGCTGAGGATGAAAAGAAAAATGGGCGAACCTAAGTGCACATCGTACACTGAAGATGATGACTATTCAGATAGACCATGCAGTTGCCCTGTCTGCGGCGGCTGGATCAAATGGGATGAGAACGGAGAACCGACCTGCAACAAATGTGGTGCTGAGTTAGCTAAACTCCCAGACGTCGACGAGGAAACCAAAGAACCGCTTGAGTACGAAAAGATCTGCGCTTTGTCCGGACGCAAGAAAACAAAGGAAACTACAGCTGAAGAAAGAAAAACAAATCGCTTAGTGAAAGCAGGCCGCAAAGCCTGGAAGGGATGGTTATGAATATGGATATAGCAGACCCGCATAGAGGAAGAAAAATGCAAACAGATGAAGTCTTCGATATTCTCTGGATGACTAATAATGAGTGTGCTTTGAACTTAACTTTGCTGCATCATTTTGAATCATTAGGTTGGAGGTTTAGTGATTGAAAACACCTGAACAATTAGCTAAAGAACATGCCGATTGGGAAACGGAATTAATACAAACTATTATAATTCCCATAATCCGCAAGGTAGCCTACGACAATTTCCTTCACGGATACAAACATGGAAAGGAGGCAAAGCAATGAACGCTACAAAGATCGAGTATCTACATTTTACCTGGAGTCCATGTGTTGGATGTACAGGTGCAGGTTGCGCTGTTTGGGCGAAGTGCTGGGCAAAGTACCAAGCAAAACGACGTCTTCATAAATGCGAGAAATGCTACGCCTTCAAACCTCACACACACTTTGAACGATTAACTCAACCACTTGCTGTGAAGTCTACGAAACGGATCGGTGCTTGTTTCTCAGCTGACTTCTGGGATAAGGGCTTCAACGACTTCGATCATCAATCAGTAATGCATTATGCATCCTTAGCAAATTGGCATTGGTTCATCAACTTAACAAAGCAGCCACATAATATCCCTAAAGACTTTACGTTCCCAAAGAACTGGGTGCAAGGGGTAAGCGTCAACAAACAAATAGACTTATGGAGAATAGACAAACTTAGAGAACACCCATTGGTTCTGAAGATGATCTCGTTCGAACCACTCTACGAACACTTAGGTAACGTGAACCTGGAAGGCATCAACTGGATAATCATTGGTGCACAAACACATCCACTTCTACATGTTAACCCTGATGCTGTTCTGTCGCTTATTATGCAGGCACGGCTACTGAAAATTCCAATCTTTGTCAAGAACAACATACCGAACCCAGCCTTCCAAATCAAAGAGTTCCCAGCGTTTCTACAGGTGAAACCAACATGAGTGAACTCCCACGCAGAGACTTAATTGTAGATGCCACAAGACCACGTGTTTCACAAGAAGACCTTGACCAATGGCATAAGGATATGCAAGAACGCGCTGACGCTATTGAAGGACCAGCTGGATGGCAAGATGAACATGGAGAATGGCATTGGAAACAAACCATGAAAGAACCGCAAATTGGAGACATCCGAAACCACAATGGAAAAACTCAGCGCCTAAAAACAATCGATCGCATCATCAACAAAGATGGCACAACTATAACGTATGGATGGGAAGATTGGCCTGACCTACTTGCGCTTGCTTGGCAATCAAGACAGGTTGATGTAGACCCCATAGATGTTTTCGTTAGAACGTTGAAAGAGGAAAAGAAAGATGAGTGAAGGCGAATTTAAAAAGCGGTTAGTTTTCTTAAAACCACAATCTGATATTGAAGCAATGATAGGCCATGCTTTAAGAGTAAACGTAAGCACCGTTGAACAGGTTTTGGATGAAGCCGAAGCAAAGATTCCATCAGCGTTTACAGGGGCTATGTGGTATTCTGATAGTGACGTTCAAGAGATGCGCGAATGGGTTAGAAAATATTTTGGTGAAAAGAAATGAATGAACAACTTCACCCCAGGTTTTTCTGCAGAAAAGTCCAGCATGACATCACAGCTGACGATGTACGAAACCATCATTGCCGCAGCCTAAGACGAAGAAACAGTAAGAGAACCTACAGGTGTAACATGCTAATCATTCTTCCGCCAGCAGCACAGGAGATAAAGAAATGACAGAACCATTGCCTACAGAAGAAGAGTTGGTTGAAGCTTTGAACTTTCTACGTGTACATGGTGTCCTGCTTCGTGACGGAGAAATCGATGGAAAACCTGCTTACATCTTTGGCAAAGGCGTTAGGCAAAGCTTCCTGAAAATATACGACTTACTATCCAAAGTTGAGGAACGCCCCAAGCAACCATTGATTGGTGCATTGATGTTGATTGTTATGGGCTACACAAAGTCACAGTTGACAGTTGAACAGCTGCGTGCAGCATGTGTTGTGCTGAAAGGTTTCGCTGAACGAACCGTGTTAGATAGAGATGGCTTGGAGAGAAAAGCATCTTTCAAAAGAAGTATGGTTGCCTCAACGCTGAGACCTGGCCTCATGATATTCAAAGCGGCGCCAAGGAACTTTGGCGTACATTGAAACCTGGAGGGATATTGTTGTTTAAATGGAATGAACATGACATCGGTTGGAGAAAAGTAATCAAACTGTTTCCTCATCCGCCGATTATCTGTAACGTAAGCAGTGGTGCTAAGCGAGATAAACATGGCAAAGCCAGTACCACACGTTGGTTCTGCTTCTACAAACCAGAAAAAAGATCTGAGAACTACGCGGAGATGCAGGATAAGTGAGCCACGTTAGCCCGAAAAAACAAGGTTGGATTCCGTGTGAGTTTGCAGCTATGCACGACTGTAATAACTCAGACGATGAAGAGTTCTGTCGAACTTACAAAGACCCTGGAGATTGTGAGAAGTATCACCGCAAGATGGTTCTTGAAGGTGAAGAAACAGCTGAAGAATTTAAGACCTGGCAACGTAACAGAGTGCTACATTATTACAGCGGACGCCGCTATAGCCACGCTTCAAAAGAAGATCCTGAACAAGCAGGGCAGAAAACATTATGCGGAATGTCTGTAGGCTTCGCAAATCATAACGATGGTAGAATTTGGAATGAGATCACAAAAGAAGGTTTCGAGTACAACCCATGCCCAAAATGTAAACAATTAGCCGTTAGTGTAAACACAAACATTACTGGTAAACAGGTGACGCTATGACAGGATGTGTTGAAGCAGATCTAGAACGCACCAAAGAAATGTTACTATCCATCGCTAAGCGCCCCGACTGTGTAGCCCTTCTAGGTTATGATAGTTGGCAAGTGAAGCATTTCATTGAAGGCGGCATCGACCGGGCACTTATTCACTACCGCAAAGAAGCAAACAGAAAAAAGAAGAAGGCGAACCGATAATGCCACTGCTTGGATTCTCGGTCTTCATTGACAAGGTAGAAGCTGGCTTACGTGGTGAACCTGCACCTGTAGGCAAACGCCAAACTATACGAAAAGTAAGAAAACTCAAAGGTAAATTTCACCCAATCAAAGTCTGCGACAAACTCTACCTATACACAGGATTACGCACCAAACACTGCCGTAAACTAGGCGAAGCTGTCTGTAATGAAGCATACTTTATTTTCATAGACTGCAATGGCCCAGGCATGGAAACCAAAGTTTTCGAAGTAAACAAAAAATCGCTACCAGAAATGGTGTACAGCACACCAAGGTTCCATAAGCTTACAGCAGCAGAAGGCAACAGCTTAGCAATACGAGATGGCTTCAAAGATGCATGTGAAATGCTTACCTGGTTCATGCGAACTCATGGCAATCATGGGGCATTACATGAAGTCTTTCAGGTGATCCGGTGGTAAACTGTGAGTGGTTCATCACAGCTGGAGAAGAGAAAGGTGGATGCAACGAACCCGACGTTCGCGGAGGGCTACATGCCCCGCTTTGCGGCGTCGTTAAACCAACAGATTGTGGCGTGTATAAAGTAAAAGAGAAGAAAAAGAATGAACGAAAAAGAAACAAAACCAGATCCCAAACAAGAAACACTACAGACAGTAGTGGCACCCGAAAAGAAAGAGGAGACCGCAGCACTGTCAAGCAGTGCAACAGTAAAGGAAAAAGAAAGAGAAGTACCACCAAAAATGCTGCAGCCAAAGATGACGCCCACAAGAATCATAGTGACCATGGGAAGAACCATACCGGGACCAAGCCAGTACACCAGCGAAAGAATAGATTACACTGTAGAAGTAGACCTAGACCCGCCAAGATACGCAGTCATCGGACACCCGCTTCCAGACATGATGGCGTTCCTGGAAGAAGCACGCAAGCAACTAACCGAAAGAATGGCAACATGGCTACCGAAGCTACCCGATCCACCAAAGCAACCAGAAGCACCCAAGCCTGCATCAACAGCTACACCTGCAGCAACAACAGCTTTCCTAGACCAAACCCTTCCATTCGCAGACGCAGTAAAACAAAGAGTCATAGCTGACCTCGTAGGCACGGACGTCGCAGAAAAGATACAGTTTGAATTAGACAGACAAGGAAACGTACTCATAGAACCAACAGCATTTCTCGGCAGCGAACGGTTCAAATCAATAGTAAACATCGTGAATGCATTCAAGAACAAAGACTTCAAAACAGATTACGTCGGCGAAGGACAGAAGAAACATTGGATCATCTTCAACCCGAAACCAACCAATGGACAGACAGCATCGTCAACACAAGGACAACCTACAGGTGCATCTACGCCACCGGGCACGCTTGATCCGGAGGAACTAAACAAGCTACCCTGGAAAGCCTATCATGGCAGTGACGCATCTAAAGCAGGTTGGATCTTCGTTAATGCCCCAGGAGCTGAATCACTCTACACAATGTTGAAGCAGCAACGTGATGAACAACATATCGAAGAAGTCCCTGTGCTTATGGGTGCAACAATGTATGACTGCAAAATCGGCAAAGATAAAGAGAAGATTACTGAAGACAAATTCATCAGCCGCACCATCCAGAAGAAGTAAACTTGAAACAATCTGACTTCTACAAGCCATGCTTTGGCAAATATAAATGCTGGAACCAAGTGAAAGCAAAATGCCCGGATGCAGTTGCATGTCGACTGAAACGTATAGCTGAAGATCAGAAGTTAATAGGAGCAGGGCAGCAACACCCGTGTTGCAAAAAACTGCGGATGTTGCCGCTGGAACTGGGGAGACTCGGATGCCCCTACCCTTTTTTATTACAGAGAATAATTTGGTGACTGAAATGAAGCTGTATGCGTTTATGTATCGTTCTGTGGGTTGGAAGCCTCTGGTTATTTTGGCTACAGCTGTAGCTTTTCTGCAGTTTGCTGATATGGTAAGCACCGCAATCGGGTTGTCTCGTGGTGCTGTTGAACTGAATCCTTTAGGATTTATTCCGTTGTTAAAACTGGCTTCAGCTTTCGTTCTGTTTGCAGCAGTTGTTCTGCTTTATCATGAATCTGAAAAGGAAAAGAAGTATTGGGCACAATGGGTGATGCTAATTTTTTTGGTAACAATAATTGTGTGCCTGGTCTTTGTTGTGATTAATAATTTACTCGTGATACATAGTTACAGTATATAGATAAAATATCTATTTTACGTATATATTATCAATCTCTAAGGATACCAGTCCAGACTGGTTGATTGAAAATTGCGCTTATTCTGTTGAGTTTATTGCATTTGTACTGTCGACATAGAGTCGGTTGATGCTTGTAATTTGTGCAGTATCCAAAAGCTGAGAAGCTGCAGCAGCCGTGACCGTATTGTCTCCAGGGTTTATCTATGATTGCAGTGTTGGTTTTCACACCGTCTTTTAGTAGGCGTTTGAAACGGAACATGTAAACGTAGTTGGTGCTTCCGCAGCAGGCGCCTCGGCAGATCCCAACACACAGCAATATGGAGATACAGCTGTAGATAAAACGCTTCAAGTGTCGTCACCTTTCTGGAAGCAGAACCACCATGTTTGGCTACGTGGCTGTGTGGATCCGCGTCGACGTACTCCTCGTGAACCGCCAACGATGGATCCGAACTTGTATTGTACCGGGAACAACGCCAGCACTTTCTTAGCTGGTATGTGGTTGTCGTTCCATTTGAAGAGTAATACACCTGTAGGTTTCAGCACCCTCCAGATCTCCAGGAACGCCAGGGCGAGATCACGTGGCCAGGTTTCACGCTGCAGCAGCCCGAACTTTTCTGTCATGAAACTGGGTTTACCTTCTACCGTGTAGACCATGTGAGGCGGATCCCAGTTTACCGTTTGGAAGGTTCCAGATGCAAAAGGCAGATAGGCCCACACGGCAACAATGTCCGGGTGCACCTCTCGGCGTTGATCCATGAACACTGCAGCAGGATCATGTTTGTCACGCCACATTGCCCTGTAACTACAGGCGCAGTCTAGGATCTTGGGGTTAGCGCCAAAAGACGCTGAGTCACCCAGGGGTGTGCAACTCCTGTTTTTCGTTTTCTTTCAGCCGTTGCAAACCATATTCAACTGCATGTGTTAAGCTTGCAAATCGTTTCAGATCAACCATTTTATCTACCCATACAATCAATTCTGAATCTAAGGCAATGCTGGTTTTCTTTTTACTCATTGAACTCAACCTTGTCAAAAACTTGTAGATCCCAGCGAACAACTATCATGCCGCCGAAGCGAGATACTCCAGTTGACTTGAAGCCTTTAGATCGTAGCTTCCGGGCTTTCACTGCGAAGATGTCTTTTGTTGGTTTGCAGGTTATGTCGTAACGTAGAAGCTTCATGAATCTACTCATCATTCTTCACCTGTAGCAAACTCTATGTCTCCGTCTTCACATGGGCTTGGGCAGGTTCTGCAGTCCTCAATTTTATAGGTATCCATATCGTCACAGGGAACCTTCACTGGCTGGTCACCATACACGTTTGTTCGTGCTTTTCGTAGGGCCTGAACTCGCTTGAGTAAGTTATCTTTCTCAGTCCAGAAGTTACTCATTGTGGTTTCCTCTCAAAAATTACAGCGAAGTTAGTTATGCCGTCTGTTTCTTTTTTTATTTGAGACCCAAAGATTTTGAATTTATGCATGGTGAATTGGGTTTTCCACCAGGAGTCAGGTAGAATACTAACATGTGATCCATCTCGACCGTTGTCGATTATTGGAACTTGCACCAATATATTGCGCTTAGCTATCCTGCAGATATGATCTATTGTTTTTGGGAGTTTCGTTTTCTCAATGTGTTCCAGAACATCTACAGCTGTAACTAAATCAAACTCGCGGTCTTTGTAGTCGCCCAGGCAAACTGTGATGTCACCCTGTTTTAGAAACTGCTTGACCTGTGAATCACCATGTTCAATTGCCCATGTGCTGATGTCAATACCGTATGACTCTATTCCCAGATTGCGGAGTGCACGTGTGAAGTATCCTCTGGCGCAGCCAAGTTCAAGTGTTGTTTTAGGATGTAACCAATTGAATGTTGTTTTAGCCATTGGTTCAAGACGAAGCATCTGTATATCTGTATATGGAAAGTATACTCCACCGTAACCGCTTTTGTTGCCAGTCATGTAGTAGTCTTCATCGTAGTAACTCATCGCCATCCATACCTCGCAAAACTATCTATCGATCGACTGCCTTCATTCATTCCAGTTAACCAGGATCTAGGAACAAGTATGAATGGATCACCACTTGCTTCAGGACGCGGCTGCAGAGATACAGTCTCGAATGGCACTCGTGGAAAATTCAAATGAAGCGTCTGCATCATTTGCCTTTCAAAGTAAATCTCATGGTTTTTCGGTACAAGTATTTTGCAGAGATCACAGAACGGTTGGCGATCGGGCCTGATTAGGAACATGCCAAGTTTCGGATCGTCAACAACGTAGAGGTAACGCACATTGATTTTTTGAAGATGCCTAGCGATAAACCAGGGGATTGCTTCAACAGAGAAGTTGCCTGTTGAGTCTGCTGTTCTCGTGCAGTCTTTACATTCTAGAAGGTAGCATTCAGCGCCGCCTCGTGTGGCCAAGTAATCTGGTCTGGTTCGCACGTATAAGCTGGTGCTGTCGTAGACGCCTTGTAATGCTTCAACTACAGGTGTAGGATAATGTTCAACTCCGAATGGAGTTATGGTCCACCCGGCATCTGATAAGGCGTGAACCAGTTTGTCAGCTGTCGACGTGAAGTCTTCAGGTCTAAACGTCAAGATTACTCAGCCTCTGCTGCATTGTTTTGAATGTGTCAGAGTTCTGTTCGATACCTATAGATTTGCGTTTCAATCGTTTAGCTGCAGCAAGTGTTGTACCTGATCCAGCGCATGGATCTAAGATTACTCCGTTGGGTGGACAAAAGGTTCTGATGATGTGGTCAAGTTCTGCTTCTGCCTGTTGCCATTCATGGTGATTCTTTTCTAAGCCTGCACCGTTGATGACGTCGCCGAAGTAATCTGGCAAACTCAATGGCGGTTTATAGAACACTATGATAGGTTTCCAATCGCAGAATACGTGTCTCGAATGAACCAGAACATGTTGTTGCTGTGTGAGGGCAATGATCCAGAAATACTCCAGGTGTTTCTTCATCATCTCCAGAACAGTTGGCAAATAAAAGTGACCGCAATACGTCACTAAATATCCACCTGGTACCAAGACTCGTTTAGCAAACACCGCCAGGTCTTCCCACAGAGACAGGTATTCTCCCATATATGGTGGGTCTGTTAAGACCAGCTGCACGCTATCGTCTGCTACCCCGGCTGTTCGGAAGTCTCCCAGCATCAAACTTATGTCATCAGGCATCTTTTTTTTAATTTCTGCTAAGGAGTCATTTTTGGTTTCTTGTCGTTCTTTTTCGGTAACTATGTTGTATGCTGATCCGATAGTTCGTTTGCCATTCTCAAGTTCTTTTATAGTGTGGGCATCGGCGTTCTTTCGGATCTTGATAACTCGTGCTACTGTTCGTGGGCTAACACCTGATTGCTGGGCTATGATCTCGTTAACTTGGAAGTTACCATCTTTGCCATTTGGCACACGTGGTTTAAACTGTCCTGTACCGTCGTCTCTTTCATGTTGTAACCGGGCTTTTTCCCGGTAGATCTCCAACCTTAAACATTCCAAGCTGACTCTTTGGAAATCATTTAGATGCCGACGTTTCAAGTTGACGTCAAGAATATACAGCTTGGTGTCAAGTTCACTGTCGAAATGTTTGACGGTGATTTTGTCGTCAGGGATAGTTTGGTTTAGTTCACTGCAGATTTGCAATCGTGTGTGACCATCGATAACCGTCCCATCTTCCAACGCTTCCAAGTTAGACATCAAACCGTCGATCATTACGCTTAGTTTCAAAGCGTCATACTGTTCTTTTACTGGACGTGGCACAAGCGCCAAGTATTCGGGGTTTACTTTAAGTTGCATCTACATTTCTCCTACAAAGTCTTGTATTTGATTTGTTACTTTCTCCAGTTCCGCTTCAGTAAGCGGAGGATTATATGTTATACGCAATACACTCCAGCCTCTTATCTCAAGCAAATTCTTGATTTCTTCATCATACTCCTGCTTCTGCTGGTGCACCTGTTGACCATCAAGGTAAACAACTTTACGTTTTTCATTCCACATAAAATCAGGGATAGTTAATTTAAGAACCACCGGCTGCTGAGTCACCATGCCTTTCGTTAATCCACGTTTGCTAAGTTCCTGGAACACTTGGATCTCTGCCTTGCTTACCGAAGGATGCATGTTTTTCTTATAGGACATTTAATACATTTGTCCTGGCTGTGGGTTCTGGATGTTCCAACGTTTCTGCCTGGCAGATTCAACTACTCGACGTAGTTGTTCTGTGAACTCTGCATCTTTCAGCAAAGCAGCTGTATCTTCCAGTTTCTTTAGGTAAGGCTGCACCCAGTCGACGTCAATGATAACATTTGGAGGAGTAACAAGCACAACGTATTGTGGTTCGTTGCCTGTACTTTTCAAAGCATCCTCCAGTTTTTGCACCAGCTTGTTGGCTTCTTCTTGCTGCAGTGTATCGTTTAGAATGCGTACGTGGATAACTCGTATGTCTTTACGAATTACGCCAGTGTTTGGATCTCGAAGAGAATGCCCTTTGTTGTTGTCACTCATCTTGATCTATTCTCCATCGAACAAAAGTTGATTCAGACAAGTCTTTGTAGACGTCTTTCGCCTGGTCGCCTGTGATTCCGTTACCTTTTTCATCACTCATTATTTCTGCACCTGTAGTTATCTTGCCCCTACAACAGAGGCGCTCGTCAACACCTTGATGTATCAGAGTAAGCCTCGTATTTGCAGAGGTTTCAAGACTAAGTTAAAGTTGTACTTGTTTACCGCCTTTCTCAGCAACATACTCTTCTTCTTTCACAGCTGGAGTTGCTGGTACAGAGGGCTCAAGGATTGTAGTTTTCTTCTTGATAATGACCGTTTGTCCGCAGCTGGGGCATTTGACATCGCAGATGTATTTTTCTCTTTTTATTGGTTTATCCGGCATTACTTCACCCCCTGTCTTTTCTTAAGAAAAGTGTTCACAAGATCCGCTGCTTTAGTGCGTAATGTGTTGGGTGGAGAATGAACGTACGCTTTAGAGACCACTACCTGTTCTGTCAGTAACCCGCCTGTTTCGCTTTTCTCCATTATAAATACAGCGACGTCGCCCTCCTGCATACCCAGGGCTTCAGACAACTCGATTGTAGCTTTGTTCTTCTTATCTACAGGTGGAGGATTGTTGTCTTCGAAGAAGTTTGGTTTAGGATACTTTGCTTCAACCATTAAGTTGGCCCCCGCAATGCCTTCATTTTCATAGCTGTCAGCTGGCACACTATTGTGTCGCCGATTGTTGGTCTACCCATAGTTTCGTACTCGTCAGGCGGCATGTTAAAAACTATTGTAGACGTCATGCATTCACGTCGCATCATACCTGGTCCGAAACTCAATATGCCCGGCGGCAACATTTTCTCAAAGGATTTTCCAATTTTTTCGGCTACGAGGTCTTCATCAGTTTTAAAATTATCTTCTAAAGAATTTTTCTTTTCAAGTCCATTTTGAAGATGGCAATGAAGCATTATTTTTCCACAGTCGTTGCAGATGCCTGATCCTTTAACAGTGAATCGCATTGTTACTTTCATGGGCGTTTTCCTCCCATAGCTACATACTCTTGCCATTCAGCCTCAGTCTGTGGGCCCGCTGGTCCGAAGCGTTCAATTGCTTTTCTTGCAACCTCAAAAGGATTTGGTTTCTCTGGTGCAGCTGCTACGATTTCTCGTTCCATGTTAACGTAGAAACTTATGGTTGTCTCGATTGTTCGGTCGTTTTCAATAGCTAGTTCTTTGCGGCATGGCCATTGACCTATAACAGCGTAGCCTTCTCGTGCACGCAAGTTCAGGTACTCTTCCAGTTTGGAAGCTTCAACAGATATGAATGAGTAGCCTTTCACGTTTACCCCTCCTTTGTAACTAAAATAACAAGGTATTCAGGGATAGCAACGTTCATTGCTTTCGCCTTTTTCTTGATTTGTTCAAAGAATTCTTGGCGAACTGTTATTGCTTTATAGCCTTTTCTTGGCATAATCTCCCTCGTTGTACTGTACCGTTGTACAGTTCGCCTTATATATTTTTGGCTTAAGCAGTAACAAGCACGAATGAACCATCTTGTTTAGATGGACGACTTTCAAAAAGGGCAGAAAAAATATAGAAATACGTTCCTTTGGGTAACCCGCTTGTATCGAAATATGCTTGAAACGTGCCTGTCCGTATTTTTTCCACGATCAGATTTGTTTGAATTACACGTCCACGATTATCATGGACTTCGCATAAAGGTGTAGTGTCTGGATCCATAAGCTGGTTGCCTTCACTGAAGTATTGTGCTTCCAGAACTACGGTATCTCCAACTAAATAATCTGTCACATTCATCGCCTCTTAGTATGAAGCTTAGCCTTTACAAGTCTCTCCGTATGTGTCCGTTTGTATTTAACTATTCTCCTGATGTGAAAACTGCAAGGCATGTTACTCCAAGGTGGGCTAAGTTTAAAGATGTTAGATAGATCTGCGGACCCGACGTTTCGAACAGTAAATTCTTCCAGGAGATCTTCAGCTGCAGATTTACGGATAGTGAAGCTACTGTGGACTTCAGCCTGGTTACTGTTTTGGATTGTTAGGCTGGATTGCAAGTTGCGTTGACCAATGTTTCGTACAATGAATTCTTCTTCCAGGTCAACTGCACTGTGGTATCTTGGCAGGAAACTACCGCTGAGGTCTCGGCTGGCTGGATGCCGCACAATAAACTTGCATGATTCGTTCTTGCTGGAAGCTTTCTGTATAGTAAAGCTCGAGGAGGCGTCTTTGGTTTTTTGAGTTCTGACTGCGAAGCTACAGCTGAAGTTCACGCTTGCGGATCTGCGGATCGTAAAGTTAGCTGACCTGTCTTTGCTGCTGGATTTCCGTAGAGTTATGGATGATGATAAGTTTTTGATGCCTTTGTTCTGTACTGTTATGTTGCTGGAACAATCTTTGCTGCTGCTGCAGCGTATGGTGAAACTAGAGGACAAGTCTTTGGTTGATGTTTTGCGTATTGTGTAGCTGCAAGATAGCTGTTTTGTAGCTACTTTACGGATGGTGCAGCTCGAGGAGAGATCCTTACTAACGGCTTTTCTACAGGTGAAGCTTGATGAAAGGTCTAAGCTTGCGGATCTGCGGATTGTGAAACTTACTGAGTGATCTTTGCTGGTTGATTTTCTAATTGTCCAGGATGATGAAAGCTTCTTGCTGCTGTTGTTCTTGACTGTAACTGATGTGTGTACGCCGTCTGCGTATGATGTTCCGCCTAACGTGAAGTTACAGCTTAAGTCTATGCTGATGATGCGTAGGTTGAAGCTGCTTGATAGATTCTTAGTAGCCGGTGTTCGTATGGTGAAGCTACTGTGGAGATCTTTGCTGGTGGCTTTACGTAATGTTACGTTTGACGATAAGTCTTTAGCGGTAGATTTTCTAATTGTGAAACTGCTGGAGAGATCTTGGAGACTTGTTCTTCTGAGAGTAACGCTTGTACTGACATCAGTGTATGTGGATTTACGTAAAGTCCACGACGATGATAGGTCTCGGTTGGATGGTTGGCGAACTGTGAAGCTTGAAGATATGTCCTGGCCAACTGCTTCTCTGACGTCGAATGAAGCGCTTAAGTTTCTGCTTGCTGAACGCTGAATTGTGAAGGAACAGCTTGCATTTGCAAGTGATTGTTTTCTGCAGGTGAAACTTGAGATAAGGTTAATGCCGGCTGGGATGGCAACTTCGAAGCTTGACTGCAGGTCTCGTGATCCGTGATTACGGATTGTAACTGAGGTGTGTTCATCTTGGCTACTGGTTTTGCGGATAGAAAAGCTGGAGTGCAATTGGGCGATGGTTGATTTTCTACAGGTGAAGCTACAGCTTAGTTCTCGGCTGGAGTTGTTGCGGACTGTAACTGATGCAGACAGATCAGCGGTTGAGAATTTGCGGATAGTAAATGAAGAAGAAATATCACAGGTAGAGGATTTTTCGATAGCGAATGATGAGGAAAGGTCTTCGTATATTCCGACTTTTTCAATGGTGAATGATGAGAACACATCGACGTAGCTGGTTTTTCTTATAGTGCAGTTGGAGGAAAAATCTTGGCTGCTTGATTTGAGAAGGGTAACACTGGAGGAGAGATCAATTGAAGATGCCTTACGTATAGTAAACGAAGATGATAATTCCCAGGAGGAGAACCAGTAAACTCCGAACGAGCTACCAAGGTTTGTGCTTGAGGTCTTTCTACATATAAAGGATGATGGCATGTTCATGCTGTTCGGGCTGGTAACGAACATGCTGGATGAGAGGGCTTTGGATCCACGGTTACGGATAGTGACTGATGATGAGAGATAGATTGCTGCAGATTTACGGAGAGTAACACTTGCACTGATGTCCGCATATACTGATTTACGTATAGTAACTGAAGATGATAGATTAGCAGACGTAGCTTTTCTTACGGTGAAAGATGATGAGACCGCTTTCGCTGAGGATTTACGCAGAGTTACTGAACTGGAACAATCTATACCGGCTATTTTGCGAAGAGTAAATGATGATGAAACGTCAGCTGTCTTCTCTTTCTCCAGGGTAAAGCTTGATGAAAGATCTACAGTCGCGGATTTTCTTAAAGTAACCGAGACACTAAGCTGTTTAGAGGATACTTTCCGTATTGTGAAGCTACCAGATAAATCGGTTGATGCTGGTTTTCTACAGGTGAAGCTACCAGATAAGTCTCGGCTGGCTGATCGACGAATTACAAACGAAGAAGTCAGATTTTGAGATGATGATTTCTCTATAGTGAATGATGAGGACAGATCTAATAGGCTTGATTTTCTTACAGTAAAGCTGGATGATAGGTTTTTGCTGTTTACTTTACGAATTGTGAAACTGGAAGACAGAACAGTAGTTGATTTGTTGCGTATGGTGACGCTGCTTTGTTGGTCGCAGCTGGTTGCTTTTCGCAGTGTGATGCTGCCGCTGAGGTCTATAGTTGACGTTTTTCGAATTGTGCATGAAGCAGATAATCTAACGTAAGCAGATTTCCTGATGGTGAAAGACGAGGATACGTCTACAGCTGCAGCTTTCAGTATTGTGAAGATCGAAGAAAGATCAGCGATAGTTGATTTTCTAATTGTCCAGGAAGACGACAAGTCTACACTGGCAGCCTTGCGAATCGTGAAGCTTGATGAAAGATTCACACTGCTGCTTTTTCTAATGGTGAATGATGTAGAGAGGTCTTTGAGACTGGTTTTGCGGATGGAAAAGCTTGAGGATAAGTCGCTGATTGATTTGTTCCGTATAATTGTGCTACACGATAAGTTACTAACACTGACGTTACGAATGGTTACACTACAAGAGAGGTCTTTAGATGTTGATTTCCTAATAGTAAATGATGAAGAAAGCGGTGTTGAGGATGATCGTCTGATTGTGGAGCTGGATGAAAGATCTTTGCTGTTGACCTTACGAATTGAGAAAGATGATGGCAACTCGATGGAAGATGTTTTTCTGCAGGTGAAGGAAATAGAGAGGTTGATGCTGCTGCTGTTCTGTATGGTTGTGCTTGATGACAGATCGTGTGTAGAGGATTTGCGAACTGTAAAGCTGCAGGATAAATTCTGGCTGCTGGATCGACGGATAGTGAATGATGATGAAAGGTTCTGTGGTGATCCAACTTTGCGGATAGTGAATGAGACTGACAGGTCTTTGGTAGTTGATTTTCTAATTGTGAAACTGGAACTAAGGTCTTTTGTACCCTTATTGCGGACTATAACTGATCCAGAGAGATCTCTGGGAGTTCCCGTTCGGCGGATCGTGAAACTAGACGACGCATCTTTTGGCGTTCCAACTTTTCTGATTGTGAAACTGGAGGAGAGTGCTTTTGTGCCCTTTTTCTCGACAGTGACGCTGCTTGACAGGTCTTTAGCTACAACCGCTTGCAGTTGATACCAGGTGAAGTTACTGATTTGACTAAGGTTAGTTGAGGAACCATAGCTGAAACGCATACGAGTAGCCGTAGAGTTCACGTTGAAAGCATATCGATAGTTGAATGTCCACGTGTCTGTTCCGATAGATTTAGCGTTGGTAAATGCAGCAGTGATCCATGCAGCGTTGACGAAGGTTGCTGCAGCATTCACTTTTACGTTAGTGATGATGGCGTCGTTTAGGTTTAAGGTAGTTGTTCCAGCAGGCGTCCACGTTGCTGTATAATACGCGATCGCAGCGTTAGCGGCAATGCCGGAAGCGCCAACGTTTGTGCCTATCTGAGTGTTCGCGCCAACTCCACCTGTGTTGCTTCGTACAAAAATGTTAACGCAGATGTTTCCTGTGTTGGTGCCTGATGCGGCGTTAGCGTTCATGTAGCAGACCGTTGTTGCAGGAGATGTGGTTGAAAGGTTCGGGAGAGTTAAACCGTGAGTTACTACAGTGGTGCCGTTGTTTGAGAAGTACCGGGTTTCAACTGGATCATGTATATCGAAGCCAAAGTCAGATGTTGCTTTCACGTCATATTCACGTGTGTCCTCTGGGTCCACAAGCAATGAACGCATGATCTCGTCGAATTCAACGTCGTCGTTCACCATGGATTTCTGAATCATTTTCTTGTGGAGAATTGGGTGTTCCTGGAAGAGACTTTCCCATTTCCAGTCATCATCCATAAACTCTTGGACACCAGCTGAATCAATTATGATTGGTTCGTCTGAGTCTACTCGAACAATGCAGAATTCGTATGGGCTTGGACCGTATTGATCTCGGTTTTTGTCTAGTTCGTAAACTATGCTGAATGACGCATTATATTTTGGTACACCTGTAGCTTTGTCCCATTCTTCGTTTACACGTGCGATTGATGGGCGGTAGGGTTCTTCGTAGCCGTTGCCAACTACAGCGCATTTTATCCATTGAGAGTATTTTCTGTCGACTGCTTGGCGCCATGGAATAATCAGTGATGAAGTTAACAGTAAATCAGACATTTTTTGGCACCTGCAAATTCAAGACTTTACCGCCGAAGTTTCTCAGGTGCTTACATTTTACTCGCCTGTCAACCCACAGCATATAATTTCGGCGCAACGCGTTGTAACAGAAGCCGTGGTCTTCACTTAGGGCAAAGGGGGTGCCGTCAGGCATAGGGATATTCCAAATTTTAAAGGATACTTTTTTGTCATTCATCACCTGTTTTGTTAAGAACATGCAAGCTGTGTTTACAGCGTGCACTGAAAACAACTGTTCAGTCGGTAGCACATTGCTGAAGTCGTAGTATGGTTTAAAGTAGCCAAAGCCCAGGCGAATATTCATTTTATTGTCTGGAACTAACACGATACCGCCAACGATGTCCACTTCATCTTCCAAGAAGTTGTTTATGGTTTCAGGCGGTGGGCACACGTCGCTGTCTAGGAACCAGGCGTAATCATAGTTTCGTCCGTACTCCATGAGAAGATCGCGGATTTTACCTATTTCGAAAAAACGGTTCTGTGTTGGCGTTGTGAAGTCTATGTCGACTGCTATTATCTGGTGTTTCAACTTGAAGTTCTGCATAACGTAGCTGCGTTTAGGAGATTTCGTGGGGATTGCAAAGAAGAACTTCAGCTTATCTTTTGGGTAATTGAGATGATACCAGCTGGCCCAGACGCTTTTAAGTGTACGTTCTGGATGTTCATGCATTGGAACCATAACAGCTATGTTGGGTGTGTCTGTCAGTTTCGGTAGACCTCCGCTTTCACTGTGTATGCGCCTAGTTCTACGTTGTCATCTGGGTTCCAATCGTAAGCAGCATGGTAAGTTCCGGTTGAATCCTTCGTAACGATACCTATGTATGGACCATAGAGTACGCTGCTTGGGCTTACAGCGAATAATCTGCAGGTGTAGCCGGAGGCATCGAGGTCGTTTGGATCTGTGAAGTCGCATCGCAAAGTCGACGTAGCTGATCCTGAACGCTGCACAGAAGAAGGACTATTAGAAACAGAAGTAATTGTGAAAGCAACGATAGCTTTTAAAGTTATAATACAGCCTGAACCAAACATCCAACTGGCGGTTGATGAAGTAACATGTGTTTCAGCGGTACCAACACTTGAAACAATCTTTGTTAACAAACCTTGTATCTGGTATCCTTGTCCACTAGATGTGAATTGGATTACTGGACTATTTGTTAAAATGAAACCATTCGTTGGGTTAGACAAAGTGCAGGATGTTGGAGTGAGGCAACCAGCTACACCTATCCATAATTCATTAGGCACAGTTGTGGTAGCTGTAGTTCCAGTATTCACTGGATTAGCTTCAGCGTCGGCTGTGGCAATTTTATCAACATAATTAATAGAGGCAATACCTGAATATTCAACAACTCCAAGTATCGCAACAACGTTTCCATTATTTACCCAAGCAACAGAAGCTGTTACAGTTTTACTTGGGGTAGAGATAACTTTGCCAACCCAGATTTCTGATGTTCCAGTTGTGAATTCGCCGCCTGACTCTGCCTTAGTCCATGAAACACCAGATTGAGTTATGTTGTCTATTTTTCCATTGTCTGTGTTACCGCCAGATAAAGAAAAAGTGGCAATCAAAGTGTTGCCGACTACAGGTGTAGCGTTTAAAGTGACAGGCAGATCGAATGCCATGTCATCAGCATTTCCTTCAGCTGTAGCAAAAACTGGCCCTTGCACAGGCAAAATACCTGTTGGCAGATCAATGTCTACATCAGATAAAACAGCACCGTCGACATACAGGTCTGCTGCGTATGCGTTGTCAGCACTGAAATCAATCAAAGAATATTCAATGGATCCTGTTGCAGTGTTATCGAAGTCTTTACTCATAACGGATAATCCATCTATCCATGCTTCTACATGTCCTTCAACCGCTACAGTGCAGCGAACTTTGATTATGTACCAACGATTAATGTCGATGCTTGACGGAGTATAGGTGATAACATGTTCAGCGTCATATCCCAGATACCAACTTAATATGCCACCGTCGTTGCGTATGCCAATAGCTGCCAGCGACCAGTAACTTGAATTAGCGAGATATGGTCCACAAGTAATACTATGACCAGATGCTGGTAAAGCAGTTAAGCGAATAGCCGCCATCATGTAACGTGAATTAGCTGAACTTATGCTATGAACAAGAGTTGCACTTGGAGATACTACGGCTGGCAAAGATAACTTAGCTGCGTAAGAACCTTGATGAACCAGAGACCCCTGAACAACCCATGTTCCATTATTGCCGCTAACTGAATCCCAGGCGTTAAAGTTTCCTTCAAGCAACCCGATGTATGATGAATCAATAACGAAGTCATCGTATATTACTTCACCAAAATATGTAGAAGCTTCGTTGTACCAGACGCCAGCAAAAAGACATTGAACAAAATAATTATCGTTGTATATGCTTGTGTTGCTTGCTTCCAGGTTACCGTCAATCCAGAGTTCAGCGACGCCATTGCCATGACCAAGTTTGCTATGTAACTCAATAGTGTAGACTTGACCTGGCACAGCAGTGATAGCCGTTGTAATAGTGTGAGTGCCGCCGTCGTTGTCTTGCCACTCTAAATAAAACTTGTTGTTAACTCCATCAAGCATTAAAGTGGCTAAATCAATAATCATGTCTTGGTATTCGATGCCAGCAAGATAGGTGCCGTTTACTCCAGTGATTGACCCTATTTTGATTTTGCATCGCATGTAGGCTTCGCTGCGGTCACTAACGAATTTATTAACATAGTAATGTTGATCGTAGCCACCTGGATTTAACACCTTTAGACTTCTTGTACCTGTGATTGGGCTGTCTGTGGTGATTGATACGCTTCCAACTACATGGGTGTATGACGTTAAGAGGTTGTCTTCGAAGTCATGTTTGAACACTGGATTCTGTTTCTCTATACCTTCGAAGCCATCTTGGAAAAGAACGGTCATTGATTTTCCTCCAGCCACGTTGACACTTTAGCCCTGGTTGTAACACAGAAAGAAGTCCGCACAACCGAGTGAGTTGCCAAATGCACATAGCCGAATTTGCCTGGACCAATGCTGAAGTTGCTGCGGAGGTTATCTGATTTCACAACGCAGACGCTGCTTGATAAGTTCCTGGCATTTTGACCTCTAACTGTGAAGTTGCTGCGGAGACGTTGGCGGCTGCTACGTCGTATAGTGAAACTGCAAGAGAGATCAACTCTTGGCCGGTATACAATAAAGCTGCAACTGCAATCTGCTTCCGTGCGTTTCCGAAGAGAAACTGATGAACGCAGGTCTTTCTTGGAGACTTTGCGTATGGTAACGTTGCTGGGCAGTGATGGCGCCACGAGGACAAAGAAGCTGCTGGAGAGGTCTACAGCTGTAGGTTTCTTGAGGTTAAAACTGGATCTCAGATCTTTAGCGATTTGGTGCCGAACTGTGAAACTGCATTTGAAATCTTTCAATCCGGATTTTTTAATGGTGACGTTTGAGTGTAGGTTAGCTGCTGCAGGTCTACGCACTGTGAAACTTGATGAGACCTCAGTGCTTGTTGAATGGGTAATTCTGAAGCTGGAACGTAAACTTACGCTTCCGCTTATGCGCAAGGTTAAGCTGGATCTTAAGTTTGCTTTTGCGATGTAGCCTATTGTGAAGCTACTGCCCAGATCTTTGGCGCTGCGGTTTCTTACAGTGAAGGTACACCTGTAGTTTGCATGCAGCCGCTGTGGTGTGAAGCTTCCTGAACAATCTCGGCTGCTACGTTTTCTGATCACTAGTTTTGCTGAGACATCTGCTGCACCGATTCTTCTAACGTAGAAGCTGGATGATAGGCGTCGGCTGCTGACTTTTCGTGTTTGGAAACTGCTGGATAAGTTGCGTTGAGGGGGAACATAGAAGCTACAGCTGAGTGCACGTGTGGATCTGCCACGTATGGTGAAGCTGCATTTGGAGTTTTTCACTGCTACACTGCGCACTGTGAAGTTTGATGAGACCGCTGCGGATACCCGGCTTCTGATGCTGAAGCTGGAGGATACGAAAACTGTTGATTGGTGACCGATTCTGAAGCTAGATCTGCAGGCTGCTGCAGCTTTGTTTCTGACTGTAACGTTTGAGGATAACCGTTTGTAACTTCTTCTAGTTAAAGTGAAGCTGCTGGAAATAGCTTTGCTTGAGAATTGTCGTACTGTGAAGCTGCATCTGCAGTTGGCTGATAGACGCTTCGGTGTGACGCTACAGGAGAGGTCTACGCCTGATCGCTTTCTAACGGTGAATTTTCCTGATGCTTCAGCCTGACCAAGTTTTCGTACATACACTGAAGACCGCAGATCTTTGCTTGTGGATCTGCGATTGGTGAAGCTGCTTGACAGGTCTCGTTGAAGCTTCAAGTAGAAACTGCTGGATAATGCAGCTGATCCTTTGTTGCGTACCGTTACGCTGCATCTGCAGTTTGTACTTAGCCGTTTTGGAGTGATGCTGCTTGAGAGGTATAGGCTGCCTCGTGATCGAATAGTAAATTTGCAGGAGACAGATGCTGAACCAAGTTTTCGCACGTACACTGAAGACCGCAGATCTTTAGCAGTTGACTTGCGGAGAGTGAAATTGCTGGATAGGTTACGCTGTGGCTTCAAATAGAAATTGCTGGAGAGTGCACGTGTGGATCTGCTGCGCACTCGGAAGCTGCTGCGGCAGTCTTTGGATGTTTGATGGCGCAAAGTTATGCTGCAGGAAGTGTCCTGAGATAATGCTTTTCTGAGAGAGAAGCTGGAAGATAAATCAACTGTGAATGGATTACTTATTCTGAAGCTGGAACGTAGGGTTGTTGTAGCTTTATTTTGTACAGTGAAGTTTGAGGATAACCGTTTGTAACTTCTTCTAGTTAAAGTGAAGTTACCATGCATATCTTTGGTTGATGCTTGTCTTACTGTGAAACTGCAGCGGCAATTAGCTGATATTCGCTGTGGTGAAACACTGCTGGATAACGCCTGGCTGCCACGTTTTTTAATGATAAATTTGCTTGAGAGATCACTGAAGCCTAACTTACGCACGTAGAATGATGATCGCAGAGTTTTGCTGTTAGACTTGCGGAGAGTGAAATTGCTGGATAGGTTACGCTGTGGCTTCAAATAGAAATTGCTGGAGAGTGCACGTGTGGATCTGCTGCGGACAGTAAAGCTGCATTTGGAAGTTCTGCTTGTTGACTGGCGAACCGTAATATTTGCTGAAGCATCTGCAGCTGTAGCTTTTCTTAAAGTAAACTTGGAAGAAACGTCAGCTGCTGCAGAATGGCCAATTTTGAATTTGCCCCGGTTGTAAGCTGAGGATCCGCTGCGAACAGTAAAGGATGAGGAAAGACTGTTTTTGGTTCTACGGGTTAAAGTGACGCTACTGCTAACTTCACTGGTGTTTTTGCTGCGCACTGTGAAGCTAGATCTACAGTTTGCACTGATGTGTTTAGGCGTGAAACTGCCAGATAAATCTGCAGTGCTGCGGGATCTAACAGTGAAGCGCCCTAAGAGGTCTCTAGAAAAGGATTGCTTGTTTACGTAGATACTGCTGGATAACCGTTTAGAGGAAGCTTTTCGCACAGTGCAGCTGCTGGAGAGATTGTTTTTGATAACGCTGAAGCTACTGCTTAAAGCCCGGCTGCCACGGTTACGGATTCTGATGTTGCTTCGGCAATCTTTGGAACGGGAAGTTCTGATAGTTACGGATCCATGGGCGTTTGCTGTGTTAGGTAGTCTAATTGAAAAGCTGCTTGAAACACCAGATTTTGAACCGGCTTTACGGAGAGTGAATTTGCTACGCAGTTGCCTAAAGCCAGGTTTCGATATTACAAATTTGCTTGATAAATTGGTCTTTCCAGGTGTGTTGTGAACTGTGAAGCTTTCGCTTAAATCAGCAAAGTTTCTGATGGTGAAGTTGCAGCGGACGTCGCCTGTTCCAGCACCCTGGATTGTTATGCTGGTTGGCATGTTTTTGCTGCTGCGGTTCCTGCAGAGGAAAGCATGAGATAGGAAAGCGTTGCCATGTAGGTGCACATAGAAGGCTTCGCTGAAGTCCGCTGCGCTGTGCAGGTGCACATAGAAGGCTTCGCTTGTACCTGTTTTGCTGGCGCTTCTCCGTATCGAGAAGCTGCTTGACAGATTTTTTGAAGTTGTCTTGCGTATGGTGAATGATCCGCTTATCGTTAATGTCCCTGGAAAACCCGTGCCAGACTCTGCAGACCAAGTGATGTTTTGCGGTTCAGGACTAACGTATTTGCGTACACGTAAATTATCGAAGTATGCCTCAATAGATCCATAGCCAGTGTTGCTGTCAGATCCTCCTGCAACACCAACGTAGACGTCGCTGATAGCGTTGGCGCCAGCATAAGTTATGCTATTGATTGACTTGGAATACCACGTTTGAAGTGCATCGCCAGTCAAAACAGTTGTACTGTTTGGCCCTTGAGGGAAAACTGCACCAGTTAAAAACTGGTTGAAACGGTACTGGTAGCCACCTTGATACTGGTCTTTAACCCTGACCAAATAATAACTGGATCCATATTTGAAAGCAACGAAAGCGTAGATGTCCCACCAACCTACAGGTGTACCTAACGTTTGAAGGTAATAATCAAAGTCAACAGCTATTGTTTGCGCATTGAAAAAGTTTGATCCATAATGAAGTTCACTGACTCCAGCAACGTAGATGCTGCTTTGCCCCACGTATGGCCTAAGCGCTTTAAGGTCTCCAACTCCGGATCTGCCGCCTCCAGTTTCTGCAGGTGTAACACCGACGGTTACATCGTAGTAGCTGCCGACAGCTGTACCGTCGTTTGTGTCTAGAGTAGCTGGCCAAGCATCACCTGCAAGACTGCTGTCGAATGATTCGAAAGCTAAGAATGTGGCTGGACCATTGCTGAGGGAAGTGAAGTTTGGAATGCCATAGTAGATGTAGATTGTTCGGTCAATAGAAGTTAAATCAGCAACGACGTTTACCCATAGTTCTTTCGGGTTAGCTGTATCGTTGATCCAGTATGAAAGTGGTGTTACTCCGTCGGATGCTGTAACGTAGAGATCCCATGGGAAGTTTATGCAGTGATTGTTAAGGTAGAGATCACTTGTTGTTGATGCGCCAACACCGCTGTGTAGGTTAATTTTTATTTGGTAGTTTGCACCGGCGCCAGTTGTATGTTGGATAACATGTGTTTGATAATATGGAAGTGCTGGCAGATCTGAAGAGGATGATTTCCGTATTGTCCATGAGGAAGAAAGATCCTTGCTGCTGCGTGTACGGACAGTAAAACTGCATCGCAGATCTTTAGTTGATTTGTTTCGAACTGAAAACTTCTCTGACAGGTCTTTTGTGAGTATCCGCAGGTTCATGCTGGAAGATAAATCAACTGTGAGTATGCGTAGGTTGAAGCTTTCAGACAGGTTAGCGTAGCGGGATACGCCGAATTTGCAGCTTAAATCCTTTGAAGATGACAAGCGAACAGTAACATTGCAGGAGAGATCTTTAGATGACGCCTTACGTAGTGTGAAACTGCTGCGCAATGTTTTGCTGCTGTAATCCCGAATGCTAAAGTTGCTTCGGAGATTTACTGCGACAGATTCTCGGAGTTCAAATGAAGATGACAGATCATTCACAGTTGTTTTTCTACAGGTGAAACTGCCTGAGAGATCTTTCGCTGTTGATTTTTTTATGGTGAAGCTTGCCGATAAATTAGCAGCGGTTCCTAAAGACAGATGGAAGCTTGAAGATAAGTTAACGTTGCTTTGATGGGTAACTATGAATTTGCAGGATATGTTTTTGCTGTTGCTTTTGCGGATCTTGAATGACGATGAAACATTTTTGGATGCGCTTCTGCGAATGGCAAAGCTGGAGGATATATTTTTGCTTATAATTGCGATCGTAAGAGTGACTGATGCAGATAGATTCTTAGAGGCGTTTTTACGGATTCTGAAACTGGATGCTAAATTAGCGATCGTTATTGGAATAAAGAAGCTAGATGATAAGTCAGGATGCCGAACGCCTAAGCCTAATATGTCATAAAGTAGGTCCCAACCGGTGAAGACGCCGCCCCAAGTTGCACCTTGATCGTAACTTGCAGCCACGCCCATTCCGCCGCCAGTGTTCATTCCAAAGAACATGTAGCCGGCTGAAGGTCTCAAAGAGAAACCGTAACTGTGCCCCGAAAGCAAAGTGTATGGCGTGTTGAAATAATATGTAATAGCATCAGGATTGTTGTTTGGCGCTGATATTGCTGGGCTTACAGCTAAATCTGCACCTGTAGGACGCCCTGCTGCTGCGTTTTGAAGGGCAACATAGACTGTTTGCCCACTATTGCTGAAGTTTACAATTTTAAAAGTTATGCCAAGTATCTGTTTTGTCCATGGGGCATTGAAGATTGTTGCCAGCCACCATCCAGGATTGGTGTTTGAGTTGCTAATGTACTTGGATTGTGAATAGATAGCGCATGGCACGATGGTTGACCATGAACATCCAGGTACAATAAAGCTGCAGGATAATGTGGCTGCGCCATGAGGGCCAACAGTGAAGTTGGAAGGAAGATCGTTAACTGCGCATGCTGAGAAACTTGAGGATAAGTCAGGGTTAGCAATGCCGAAGAGAGTTACGCTTACATCGTAAGTTGGTCCTGGCTGAGACCAGGTTCCTCCATCATAACTTGAAGACCAAGTGTTTGTACCTTCTGGCAAACTGCATATTTGGTGGGTAAGGTTTTTTCCTGAGAGATACCTGTCGACAGCTACGTATTCAACGCCAGCGGTTAATGTGTAGGGCGACGCGAAATATCCAACATAGATGTCTTGGCCTGAATCAGAAACATACGGTGCAACAATTACAGATGCCAGGTCAGGGCCTGTTGGTTCATGGTTTATGTCAGCTGCCCTGATTGAGAATTTACGGTTGGAAATTCCTGCTTGGCCACCGTAGGCTTGCAGGTAGAAGCCTACTCCATATACTTTGAGGTTTGATGTTGGAGTAAATGGTTGTGCAGTAAAGGGATCGACAGCCCAGCCGCCTATATTATTAATTTTTGTACTGAAAACTGGAATGATTGCTGTGCCAGAGTAATGAGGCATAATGAAAGCGGTTGAAACACCATCAATACTATACTGTGGTGGCAACGTAAAGTCTGAAGACATGTCTGCAAAACGCCAGCGAACAAAGAAGCTGCTGGATAACTCTGGCTTATGTACGCCGTATACTGTTTCGCTGTCGCATCTAACGGTGAAATTGGATCCGCAGTTTTTGCTTGCATAACTAGGCAGTTCAAAGCTGGATGAAAGGTCTGTTGAACTTTCGCTTCTAACAGTGAAGCTGGATTGTATGTCTGTAGAAGATTGTTCTGGAAGGGAAACACTGCAGGATAAATCGTTGAGGCCGTCGAACCAATGCACATAAACACTGGTGCTTAAGTCAGCGGCACCATGTTCATGCACAAAGAAAGCGGTACTTAACTCAACTGATCCTGTTGGCACAATGAAGCATTCGCTTAAATCCGCTGATCCTGATTGTGATAGTTGCAGTTTTAAAAGAACACGGTTATCTACTGGGAGGTAAAGAAAACCGTCGCTGATTGTGATAGCTTCTGCACCATAGTATTCTGGAGGTAATGCTATTGCGCCGCCGACTTCTTTTTGCAGCAAAGATGCCACGTCGACTAACTGTAGGTCAGCATGATCGTTGTACCAGTCGGAAAGGTATAATGTTCCATTAGAAACTAGTAAACTACCGTAGTCATCCATGTTTACGGATTGAACTTCTATAACGGCTATTTCAGTGAATGCTGCTTTGTCAACTACACTGATGTAGTTTGGCTGAACCCAGTCGCCATTGGTTGAAAATATGTAGGTGTCATCTGCGCAGCCAGTCCAACATCGACGGATACGAACGTCTAAAGTTATTTGTTCATAACTATCAAGTGACGCTGGAAGCTTCAGCAAAATAGTGTTATTTTCGTTATCAATAACGGTGGTGTAAATGTATCCATCGCTGTAAATTGTAAAGCCAGAGGAAGAAACAAATGATGAAAGATCTATGCCGCCAGTAACAGTGAAGGAAGCTAAATCAATTTTAGCGATACCGTCATTGAAACTCATGTATATTGAAGATCCATCGAAGGCAGTGTCATTCACATACTCGTTTGTGCCAAGGTCTAAGCTGTCAACGTAAAAATCTGATAATCGCACTCTCATAAGAAAAGTGTTGTATGGTGAATTGTTATCTTCGTCATCATAATACATGTAGCCTCCAGCAAACCATATTCGAGCTGGGCTACGTCCCATACATAGTTGTTGCCATACTACAGAGAAACTTGATTTCTCAACCAAACAAACTATCGGGCCATCATTTCCATATCCGCCAAGACCAATGTAATCTGCGTTTTGCCCAATAGCATACGCACTCATCGGAACTGGAACTGAGTTAACGATGCTTGCTTGGACATAAAATGGATTATTTACATTAAATGAACTGGACAGGTCATCAGCTAAAGCACCGTAATCTCCATTGAAAGTTATAGTAATGGCATCGTAATGTCCCCACGGCATAGTTGTGCCTGAGTTTGCGTTACCTTTACTACTAACTATGTTATCCAGGTAGGCAAGACTCTTGTTTCCTTCTCGTGCACCATCAATCAATGTGAAACCATTTTGTGGATCTGTCTGTGCGCCTGACCCAATGTTTGTAGCAAAAATAATTCCCACCCATAACTCGTTATCCTGTGAAGTAAGGTCTATCCAAGGAGTAGTGGGGTTAGTTCCATTTCCGCCTCCTGTGCCATATTTGTCAAGATACCCTTTGTACGGTAATCCAGAGTATTCCCAGAGGTCTACTATACATGTACCAGTTGGATCACCTGACATGTTAATAGTAATCTCAGCATTAGCATCTGCGCCGACAGCGCCAACCCATACTTCAAGAACGCCATCCCATTGATTGAAACCGGGTGGCATTTTTGTCCAGGTTACGCCTGTTTGAGAAATAGAAGCAACTGTTGGCGGAGGCGGAGTGTAAGTTACTTCGTCACCGCGCAGGGCAATAGCTGCAACAATGAGGTTCCATTCAGTAGGCGGATCGTCCAAGGTAACAGTAAGAGGATTAGATGATGATGTACCTCGAGCGTTCTGGACTCGTGTAATCATTTAGATTCAAATAAGAATAGCCTGTTGTGTGGTTTTTAGTCTTACGGTTTAGCGTGTACTATACATGACTGAAGAGGAAACGGTTGAACGAAAAATAGTTTATGGGAACCCGTTTTCAGTAGCGCGATCAACTTTCTTTGTGGTGCACATAACATTGCCAGTGCGTGGGTCACAGTCAAGTTCTATTCGGTAAATATTTGGCGCTTCACCCACGTGGAAACCAAGCGATAAAGCTTCAATTGTTGCCGGGTGATCCATAAATGCTGCCTGGTGTCTGTTGATTAAAATGCCCAGGTCTTTGCTTTCAGAAGCCTTCACATAGATATTGTGGACGTCATCGCTGGCTTTAACAGCAATAATTTTTCCATTCACCGTACGTTCTACAGAAGTGATAACTTCACCTGCAGGAATAGTCCACGGGTAACAGTCTACATCCGTGTAGGTTTTACCGCTTTTAGTATGAATCATCCATCTATTAGCCAAATTCTTCGCTCCACAGAAAAGTATGGGGTAGTTTATGTTTAAGCTTTTCGTTAAGGGTTAACGGCCACAGTAATTGACGCAGATAAAGATGAAGAAAGCACTTGTTTCTTAGCTTCTAACTCTGCAACTTCCTGCCGAAGCGCCTCAGCTTTCTTCTGCAGATCCTCATTTGCTTTCTCAAAATTGATAGCTTTACCTGCTGCTGGAAACAGCTTCATCATATCAATAAACTGTTGTAGCTCTTCCAAATTGTTAATGCGTAATAACAGATTAATTTCCATAGATTACACCTGTAGTTTTAGGAATAAAAAACTTACCATACTGAACTCCCAGGGGAGAACACTATGGAACCAAGGGGAGATCTGAACCCGATTTTAACCAGTGTACTGGTATCTGACGTGATGCTTGAACAGAACTGTGCCTGACGTTGTTGGCGATGCTGGAACTTTGACCTTTGTCCTGACGTTGATGCTGTTGCCGTATCCTGCTGCAACCGAAGCGGCTGCTGCTTCTACGCCTGATCCAACTGATTTGACGTACGCGCCTTCTTTGCTTGTGCTTTCATAGACCCATGAACCTGTCTTGGCCTCTGAAGCATTCGTTGATCCCATGTAGCTGATGCTGACGTTGACCGCTGAAGCATAGCCACCTGTCTTGTTTCGAATGTGGTAGGATTTTGTTGCTGTCGAAGTTCCGACGTCCACGACGCCGAAGCTGATACTGGTTGGGTTAAAACTGATTGACGGAGCTGAGTTTACCATATATGGTCACGTTAAGAGTTGTTTGGGGGTTCTATGTTTTTAAGCGTTCTTATCTTGCGAGTTCAGAGTTTTTCTCCGGCTAAGAAAGTGTGGTGTTGTATGTGGCTTTTCTGCACCTGTAGATTGAATTCAGGCTTGAAAGCCTCCTGGTAAAAAGAAACTGGTCGACAGGTGATGTGAGAGTATTCTTCCCAGGTAATAGCATCCATCATGAATTCGTGAATGTAAAGCATACCGCCTTTCTTGACTAGCTGCTTAAGATTCAACACTGCCTGATTGAATTCTTTCGGATCTAAGATGTGCTGCAGCACCATGTTTGATACAGCGGCATCCATAACTTCAGGTTTAATTGTGAGACCGCCTCGTGCAGCAAGAGGAAGAGAAAGATTTGCCTGGAGAAGAAAATCGAATTTGCGCCGTTTATGATGTTTAGCAAACAGCTTCAGCATCTCAGCACTGAAGTCAACTCCCCAGTATTGCTTGCAGTGATTGGATAGTGTACTATACAGTCTTCCTGTGCCGCAGCCGAAATCAAGAAGCATTTCAAATTGGCCAATCTGATCGATTGTTTTGAGGGTTACATCATCTTTCATTGCTGTGCCTGCTTGGCCTGGCGATGTGATACCTGATGCCTTTGCACGGTCGTCCCAGTATTTCGTGGGATTAGAATACTCGCCGGTCACGTTTTTGCCTCTGGAGACTTCACGATTATTGCTGTTGCTTTCATAATGTGTTCTACTGCTTGGCTGAGGGCTTGTTTGGCAATTAAAAGATTATTGATTACATCAATGTTTACTGTGGCGCCATCTAAGCTGATTTCCAAAAGAACCGTGCACCCCGGTACAAGAACAGAATTATCCAGTTCCTCCAGTTTCATCACAACTTCCGCTATAAGCTGTTCCTTAACAGCAGAAGCCGGGCTGAAAAGTTCAGGATGCAGGGGTTTAAAATTGTCAGGCGGCGCTAAGAGTGACTCTTGGTTTCTACGGTATTTGTTACGTATGCAGTTTTCACAGTATTCGCCCCATCGTTCTGTGTTAGCGAAAACGTTTGCACATTTAGCATAGTCGATGCAGCTGACTAATCCATGTTTAGACTGGATGGTGAATGGTTGGGCACTCATAGTTTTTTCTCCGCTTTACGCATCTTCTCATCCAGCTTTTTCTGTTCTTCATCAAGCCATCTCTTGTAGGCTTCACGGTTCAAACTGTACTCTACGTGTTTGTAATCAATCTGTTCCCGGTCCACAAGCCCTTCATTCTGCAATAGATGAAGTTCCTGGCTGAAGTGACTCTTGCTTGGTCTACCAGTCTCGTTGTAGAGATCAGTAAACCGCAGGTTCACTGGTGAATCCAGAAGCGCTTTGATTACTTTTTCACGTAGAGACTCAGACACGTTTAGGTAACTCCTGTAACTCCTCTTTCTTCGGGTCTTTCACATGGATGGTGCACGGATTATTTTTTTCTGGGCATCCTTTCCTGTGTATGCAGTTGTGGCAGCCGTTAATTTTCATTTGGTGGTTCATCATTTCACCTCGTTTTGTACCTTCCGCAGGATCTCCACAACTTGCGCTGCGGTCTTGCGAATGTCGTAATACTGTTCAGCGATCTGTCGGCACTCATTTCGCACTGCTTCTTTGTTTGCCCGGACTCGATCGTATGTCTTAGCTATAGCTTCTGAGAGTGATATAGGATCTAGTGCGTCAGCGTGCATGAATGCGTGGCTATCATTGTACCTGGAGGATGAGTCGAAGTCTATACATGGGCAACCTGTAGCCATGCTTTCAAGGTTCACGCGGCTTGGATCGCCGTATAAGCTGGGGCTGATAGTCATGTCGACAGCGCGGTACCAGTCTTCCGGGAAGTCCTGGAAGCCACGTAATCTGTGGTCTCCAAGAAATTTGTCGAAGCGGGCTTTGTACAGCATCATCTCTAAGATTGGTTTTTCATCTCCGACACCCCAGTGGTAAAGCCGAACTTTCTCATTCTGTTTGTAATACTCGTTTATGGCCCAGTAAGGAAGAATAGGAAGTTTAACTCCGCCGCCTCTTTGTACTTCACCCATGCCGATTTTTGGTTCGCCGAATGTTGCATGGCGTTTGCCTTTAGGATTAAACCTGTCTATATCGACGCCTTTCGGGACATTGTAGTGTGTGCCTCGTTGGTCAAACTGTTTCCAGAATGTGCTTTGGCGGTTGCTGAAAACTATGGTAGCGTCTAGATTCTCGATGCCGCCGACTACTGCGCTGAACGCACCGCTTTCTGCTTCAGCTTCATAGCATGCTTCAGGTGTTCCATGAATAAACATTACTCGTGGGCGCTGTTCACAGGCGTAGCCGTTCATGAAGTAGCTGCTGCAGTGAATTGTAGCTTGATCGATAGCCCAGTCCTGGCTTTGTGTGGTTATGAAACCGTCAGCTTTGCCGCCGACTTTATCGTTTGGATCCACAATGCCTGCGATCACACCAGGTATTTCCATTTCTGCAATACAGAGTTCTTTCACGGTTTCATACATACCTGATCTGCCTGGCGCAAACATGCACCAATGGGCAATAACCAAGTCGATGTCTTCTTTTTCTTTTCCAGGAGGAACAGCTGCTGATTTTAAACTCATGTTAAAAACTTCCGTTTTTTAGTTACTATAACATTGGTAAGTTCAGGTGTCGGAGGGCCTAATCCTCGGTTGTTCTCTAAGCTCCCTTTCGTAATTAAATATTTGAGTTCTTCTGGCGCCAGAGAGTTAGGGTCATTCACCCATATTTCAACGTTGAAATTTAATTTAGCCATGCTATACACCTAAGATTACGTCAACTGCTTGTTTAGCTAATATGTTTTCGTCGTGGTTTTCTTTTACGATGTTCTGCACCTGTAGACTGATCTTCTGTTTCTGCTTCAAAGGTAAGTTACCCCATTCAATCATCATGTCAACGAGTTCACGTTGAGTTGTAAACAATGATTGAGATGGGTAGATATGGTCTGCACCTAACCATCGGTGCACAAAAGGCATAGCGCCATAAGACATAGCTTCCAATGTTGATAGGTGATAGCCTTCCTGCATACTATTGCTGATTACTGCGTCCATACCTCCAAGAAAATGCTGCCACTGGGCATCATCCATGTGGTCGTAGAAGAACAGATGACCTTCAAGAATTGGGTTTGAATCTTCAAGTTCGTAGATGAACTTTACATATTCGTTTGCTTCTGCCTGGCGGAAACTGCTGCCGACGTCTATACCGCGAATATGCAGCATCCAAGCTTTGTCTGGTGAATGCCTCAAAAGATCAATGAAAGATTCAATTGTGGTGTACAACCGTTTTCTGGGCAACGGAGTTGCAGCAGTTAAAGCAATATTGAAACCGAAAACTTCTTTTCGCTTAGCAGTTGGCGCTACATTTACTCCTAAGTTTATGGTGTTTTCGCTTGCACTCTTCACTTTTGTTTCTTCAGCCATTCTTTTCCAGCGAAGCATTTGAGGCGCAGACGTAATCAAGTGTACACCTGGCCAATTTATCCGCGTAATTGCAGGATCATACACTTCTATTCCATGCAGCCTAGCAGTGATTCTGCAGTTTGCACTGGACAATGACGACGCCCATGTTAATGGAGTATGAAGAAAATCGAAGAAGGCGTAATCAGCCCAATGCAACAGATCAAGGGCAGCTGTGTAGTTGTAAGCATCATTGTTGGTACACGGAATCTGTTTCACTATCGTGTTTCTATTAGATAATTCACGAAGTATAGGCCCGATAAAACTGTTGTTTTGCCAGGCGAAAACTGCAACCTTCTTATGTTCTGACATTCACGTTTCCTCGTAAACCGTATAGCGTATTTCTGAGAGTATTAATATAACTTGTGGGTTCTATTTTCGAACCCAAAATCTTTTTAACTAATCAACAATAAATGAAACTGGGATAATTATGCCAACCATAAAACGTTTCTGTAGTAAATGCGGATGCCAAACTGACCAAACAGTTGAAGACCTTGTTGTGCCAATGGCGCAGCCAGTACCAATTAACGGATCAGTAGACCTGACAGGAGGCTTCTACAAAGGTCCAGGTGCAGGAAACGCACCGCCAGAAGGCAGAGTAATGAACACAATGCCGTACACCAAGATCTACAAATGTATGAGATGTGGCAGCAACGTGACAGCGATCGGAGACGACAACAATGGAGTGGGCGGACAGGACGATTTTTCATTGTTAGCTCGAGGCGTTGACTGGAAAGATCCCGGGCAATAACCACGTTTGCCATTTGGCACACATGGTTAACCAAAATTCGGGTAGATGTAGACTCGGCGAACTTTCTTCGGGAACAATTCATCGCGCATAGCAACAAGACGCGCTTCATATTTTTTGTAGAGTGCACTCCAGGGGCCTTTATCCAAGTTCAGGTTTATATTTTCTCTTGAAGCACGCTGCTCGAGGGCGCCCATTGCCGCTTTTTTTCCGACCCATTCACGTAGTAGTGCACGGTCAATATTCATGCCGTATTCATATGTCATTTTGATTCTGCCGGGTCCAGGATAAGGCACGTTGCTGTAGATTACTATGGCTGATCCTGTTTGTTCTTTGAGTCGTGTGGATCTGCTAACAACGAAGTGAGTGCCACTGCCCGGTCCTTCTTTCACTTCAAGCCATAGTGGATCTGACCCTGGTGTGCCGCCGTTGTTGAAAAACAAGTGGATAACTCGTAGGATGTTCACGTGTCCTGGTATGAAGGACTGGGTAAACATGCCCGTGTACCACCATTGAAAACTCATCAGCTCGTAGCTGCTGTTCAGGATCTCGTCGGTTTGTACGTAGCGTCCCCATTCTTTACTGTCAACTTCTGCTTCTGCACCTTGTAATAAGCGAACGGCGCTGTCGACGTCTGGTGTGGTTTCTTCTGAGACTGAATATGTTAAGAAGTCTTTTTCGAATTCTTCCAGGGTGCAATATTTCGGTTTGTATTCTTGCTGTTGATAATGCGGGTTTACTCTGAAACTGGAAGAAATATTGATTGACCCTATGGTCATTGGATGCCCCCAGCCACCACAACTATCGAATCGTTAAGAAGCCCAGGAGTGGCGACTGTGGCTATATTTCCTGAATAACTAAATGAAACTGGTGACCAATCTGACATACGCAGGCCAACCATTCCTTTGATAACACTAAGCTGTGTTACTTTAAAACTGTCTCCTGATGTGACGATTACTTCAAGTCGAACATATTGCCCAACGATGGCAACTTGACTTTCGATTACAGTAGGAGACTGGGTAGTCATTTTGTTTCCTGCCTATACCACGTTAGCTGCGTTTTGAACGAGATCTAATTCTCTGTCGACCATTTCTAAGAGACGTTGCCTTTCCATTTCGTTCTCTTCTTTCTCAGCTAGTTCCAGAAGCCTGTTTACTTTTTGCATTCGTTCTGGAGGAGAAAGATTTTCTTTCACAATTAGAGGGTCGTACTTGCCGATCAGCTGCATGTTCGCTATAGCGGTGCTACTCATGACGTCGCACATTGGGGATGGTCCGCCTTTCTCTTCAGGTTTCTTGTCCATTCCTTTGTGGTCTGCGTCGATGCGTTTCGCCTGCGCCTCTGTTGTCCAGGGGTGCTCGACTTTTTCTTGCTGCCATGATTTGTCTTTTGCATCTTTCGATTCAGCTGCGGGATTAACCCAGTTTTGCTTGATTAACCGGGCATCTTCAGCCATCTTAGCCAGTTTCTTGTATGATTCGCCGATTGTGCTTGACCCTATGTCTTTGCCGTTTACTTTCAACTGCCCATCTTTGTCAACTGTAGTTTTTACCTTGGCGCCAGTTTCCTCATAAACCCATTCAATCGTGGATTCATGTGAGTCAGGATCAACTTTGGTGTTCACTTTCACCCAGCCTTTAGAAAGAAAAGCGTCGTCAACTGATTTGCAAACTGTCCAGCCAGCAGGTTCAGACTTGATGACGTCAAGCCAAGCTGACTCAGGTAGAAGAATAAAAGTGCTGCCGCCGTACAGGTAAAGTTTGTGCTCTTGTTCCAAGTAAATGTACCTTCTGAATAAGCTTTAGTAGACTCATGTTAAAAGTCTTATCATTTAGCGTCAACCGAAAGATATTTTTTAGCTGTGTTGCGTCGTGTTTTTGCACTGTAGACACGATCGAATAGTATCGCTAAGGCTTCGTCAACGATGGAGTTTAAGAAATCTGTTTTCAGATGTGGCACTGCATTAATCAATCCTTCCTGGAGGATTTCTTGTTGGATAATTATGCCGATTAAATCTTCTGTAAGCATGTTGATTATAGCTTCGGGCACTTCCGATTTTATGTAGGAAGCTGCTGCAGCTTTGGCTATTTGGTCGACGTAAACTTCAATGATGAAGCGATGTTCGTTTTCGCTGTCTAAGAAATAGCTTAAGGCATGAATCAGTTCACCGCTGCTTATAGGCAGGTACTGTTCTACAAAGCCCCGGCGACCAACGAATGTTTTGTAGTCCCCGAAGATCGTGATGTATGTTTCCAACAGTCAGCCCTAACGGTATTGGTTGGTGTTTCTATTAAAATTTAATGGTGTCCGCTATATAGCGAGATGAAAGACCAGGTAGGTTATGCCTGAAACGGTAAGGGCGCTTATTGCACCAATAGCTATTGGTCTGATAATGTTGATCCAGCTTTTTTGAACTCGTTGTGATTCATTTAACTGGTCTATTTTTACCATAATTGTATGAATGATACCGCCGTTTAGGCCAGTGCAATCTTCTCCGAGTAAACCAAGTATTCCTTTTGCTAATGTACAGATCGCGTTTGTGTTTTTGTTGATTTCAGTAACGTATGGGCATAGTGGATTTTTGTACGCAACTTCGCAGTCTTTAGATTCGCCATCACAATCTCTATCTTTTATAGGTTTACTCAATGAAAGTCCCTGAAGTAGATTGTTAGTTGAACGTAATTTAAGCCTTCTTACGATACGATAAAAAAAGAAAGAGAAATTATTTTTTCTTTGATGTTGGCGCAGGCGGTGTTGGTGCTGGCGGAGTCGGCACGGGCACTGGTGGTGTTTCTGCTTTAATGATTGCACCTAAGACCACAAGGATTATGCCAACGATGACTGCTACTGTTAATTCATAGTTCATGCTTTGCCAGTAGGTTAGGGCTGCAATGACGATCGTGATAATTGCTACAACTGTAGCGCTGGGAACGCTTAGAGTTAGGTCGTAGGTTTTTTCGCTTAGTTTAAATTTCATTGTTTTTTCTCCTGGACTGTACTATTATGCGTTATCTTCTTAAGTTTTCTGCCTGTTTTTTGGTTGAACGAAATATTTAAGTGGTACTTTAACTTAAACAGTTAGGTATACAGTAAAATATGTATGAGGTTATGTGAATGACAACCGTGACAAGAACCCAAGTTCTCAAAGTGATACCGCACTTAACAAAGAACGATCGTGAATTTCATACACCTGAACTGGCAGAAGCATTAACAATTGAACTCGGCGCAGAAATCAAGTCTGACACAGCCCGGTACTGGGCTAACCAGCTTTGTTTACCGCCAGACGCAGTATTGGCACGCAGACCAATCAGTGCACGACTTTTTGTTTATAGTCTCCCAAAATCCAAGAACTTATCGGCTTCAGTAACTCTTCGAAAGAAGAATTAAGGCGAAACATAAAGGCACTGTATACCAGTGTAGTGACTGCCTTGTGCCCCAAATTGATTTGTGTTGGAAATTCTTGTAGGCACACCTGTTCCCTGATAAGCATACACGTATGTACCAGTAGTGTAGTTCTCGTGGTATCGATAGCCTGTGCCAAAATAAAGAGTGTTGCCTGCTATAGCCATAGAAATAATTGCTTCAACATTTGACGTAATTGTTACAAATGAAGATCCGTCGTATGATAGGAGTTTTCCCAAAGAAGGTGCTTCGGAGTTCCCTTGTGTTGCGCCGAGGTATAGTTTATTGTTTAGAACACCCAATGTGTATATCCAGTAAACATCGGTATTAGTTACAACTGAATCAAAATTTATTCCGTTTGTTGAATATCGAAGCTTTTGGTAACATGCGGCGTAAAGTTTGTTATTGTATACTTTGAGGTCATTAACACCGTAACTACTATTGTAGGTTCCGTCATATACCCATCCTTCATTGACGGATCTTCCGAATCTTTCACGGCTATAGTCAGCAAGATTTATCCAATTAGGAAACAGCGTACTTGTTGAGACAGCCCCGATTACGCCTAAAAATGATGACGCGGTAAATACAGGTGTCCATGTGGTTCCGCCGTCCAAACGCCACAGAGTTTTGCTTCTTGCAGCGTACAGTTTATCCTGGTATATTACGAAGGCATGTGTTTGATTTTCGTCATTAGTAAGCATAGTCCATGTAAAATCGTTGTTGTATCTATAAGTGCCATAAGCGCCGCCAGCATACAAAACACCATGATACTGCACTATAGCAAAGATAGCGCCTGATGGTTCAATGCCTTCTGCAGGCCCTAATCTTTGCCAAGAAGTCCCATTGTTGTATCTCCAGACGTTGCCAGGTATAGAAGTGCCAGCGTACAATACCGGGGCAACTGGATTTATTATTACAGGATCGCCAACATAAACCACTGGTGCTTGAGAATTAATAGCTATACCACTTTTAGGCGGATAAGCACGGACATTTAATCTTTGGGTTCCCACGGTTACGTGTTTTGACGTGTCAACATTAGAAAGGGCTACTGGTTTGTTTGGGTCGCCGTTTATGTAAGCTACTAAAAGGTTGTCTCCAGGTGTTGCGCCTAAACCTTCGACGCAGGGTACATTAGTTAGTCTCTGGCGTGGAGTAGTTACTGTAGCTTTGTTGGTTGTGCTGAGGCGTCCGGCAAACATTGGGGCATTAGCGTTACCGTTTTGGTGAACGAGAACCACTTGGTCACCTTCATTTAAAACTACACCTGTAGTCAATGGGTAATCTATGTAGGTAGGAGACTCAGATGTTCCTCCTTTGTAAACTCGTACAGCAACTCTTTGGTATGGTTGAGATGGCTTTTCAATGTGGAAGCTGCTGGGAAGGTTCTTGAGGCTTTGTTTGCCCCGAAAGAAACTTGAGTGTAAATCAACAGACCTTCTGTTTCGGACAGTGAATTTCTCAGATAGACGTGCTGAGAGTGAGGTACTGCGGAAGAAGACTTGTGGGTTTGGGCATTGTTCAAAGTAGTAAAAAAGTCCATCGCATGGAACTGCGTAGACTACTCCCGAACCAGTGTTATATGTTGTTTTAAGCGCAAGATTGTATCCGGCGCCAGTTCCCAGAAGTTGATAGCCTGAACCGGAAAAGCCTGTGCCATCCCAGGCTGTGGTGAGACTAGAGAATTCCGTCCAGAAAGGATCGCCACTCATGCCTGATGCAGGAACCATTGTGGCTACTCCGCTGATTTGTCCTGTCCACCTGAAGTTGAAAGCTGAGGTGAAGTCAAGTCCGTGTGGTGCTGGGTTGCCGTAATCGGTGTCGCCGCCGACGATCAGCATGTTGCCATGTTGAACCCAGCTGACTATACTGGATATTTCAGCTGAGGATAAAACATGATGCTGCAGTCCACTTACTACAAAAATATTGTATGGCGCTAACAAGGCATCGTTTATGATCGGGTACTGCCCGCCATAAGCGCCGCCGTAAGTGGTGTTGATGCCTAACGCATTCATTCTTGTAACTACATTGTAAGGCGGTCGAAATGGTGCAGTATCAGATTGATAAATGCCTATGTATAATACCTTACCTGCAACCATTTTATCAGCTCGTAGATACTACTGTTCCAAGCATAGGGCTAGTTGTTTTTGTATTGTTTAATGTGCCGCCGCCTGACATTTTCTGGGCTTGGCTG